GAGTGTGGGTGTGGGATATTCAGATGGGCCTCTTATCTTTCTATGGTTCTAGAGCCTAGAGACTAAAGCCGATCAGATACTGAACCATCCGCGGAGGCTGGGGAGGGCCTGATGATATCATTGCTCCATCGTATAAAGGCTTATTACGGTTGGCTGTTAACCAACTTATCTAGGTTCGATTCCTAGTGGAGCAGCAAAAAGAAAGTTTGGCTTAACAGTTGCAAAGACCAAATGGTTGGCGTATATTGTGAAAGTCAAGCGATTGCAAAAGCAATCAACGTTCTTTGAAAAGCAAGACATAGTGTGTGTAAGTGGTCTCCTCCACTAGATTTAGGAGTACCTAAACGGTAAAGCTCTACTAGCAGTAATGTTAGTAGTACAGAGCCTTGGATGCGAGTCTGATATGCGAAAGCAAAACTCTCAGATAGCAGGAATGGTGGGTAGGGGTGAAGTCCTCTAGCAAGTAGGCCAAGGTCCGGGTAATAAACCATACACACATTGATCTTAAAGAGATTACCGCTGCTTGAGGCGGTTGTGGCAAGTCTGAGTACTGCGGACCTACCTTCGGGTAGTGCTGCGGGGAAGGAGGAGCCACGAAGAAAGATAAGCAGTCGCAAGGCTGTAAAGGGGAAGCTAGTCTAAGGCGACCCACCATAGCAATATGGTCAATTCAAGCAAGCACTGTTCCCTAGCAACCAATGCTAGACTTCACCACCAAGTGGAGTGAAAGACAGAAGTAGATAGTGATGGTCCTTTGGTAAGGATACGTACAGAGCCGATCGGTGAGTACTAATTGAGGTGGGGACATCCCTACCACCACGCAACCAATCTACGCAGTCTGGAGATGAATAAGGTGCAGGAGTTCTGTGTGAGACCGCAAGTCAAACGCTAAGCTTCAGAATGAGGGTATAAAGGGTAGGGTTAAACTTACCTCGGTAGACCTGAACAAGCTGATCCGAAAGGGTTGGTCAATATCAGCACAGTAGGCCGCAAGCCGAAACGCATAGAAGTGTGTTGTATTTTGCTTCCTAAAAGGAAGTAGAGCAGCTAGTCCCTGGCACATTTCAACATAGACAATCAACAAAGTTAGCTCAATTGGTAGAGCGATTCCCTTCTAAGGAATAGGTTGGTGGTTCGATTCCATCGCTATAAAACATGATTAAAAGCAAAGACCGGGGACACACAGTGACGAAAAGTCGCTTAATTCCTGCATCTACGGATGAACAGGAGTCTCAAAGCTCGCAAGGCCGAGAGATTTGATCGAGTAGGCAGATCCTTAGACAAGCGTTTGAAGCGTAGTTGAATGCCCGCAAAGCAGAGGACGAGACAAAAGGTCGAGTAAAGTTACTGTGATACTGAGCAATGCCCCTCAGGATAATCAAAGGCAGCGATGGCAGGCGACTGACCCGAAAGAGTCAGTGGATAAGTACTAAACCTAGAGGGTCGCACCTCAGTGGAATGTAGGTACGAAGGGTCTGTTAGAAACGGTGTAATCTCAACCGATAATGATACTATATTTGGTCCGTCGGTCCAGCCTGGAGTGGACGCCTCACTGTCACTGAGGAGATTGCATGGGTTCAAATCCCATACGGACCGCACATGGGCGAAGCTTTAGTAAGAGCCCCCTCCGTTAGGGAGGTGGTAGCCTTGCTATGCCGGCTCGCCCACCAACTGGAGATGATGTTTTGGTTGTTTCTACCCACTCCTCCCTCTGATCAAGGGAACCAACGGGGAAAATGACCACACTTTGGGTGGTTCTTGAACCCTGTCCCTATTTATACTCAAATAGAGTGTGATATGGGTAATCAGTTCAAGGCCACTATAATAAAGTTAAGACAGCAGGGACTAAGCTTTCCTGCAATAAAGAGAGAGGTGGGATGTACGATGTCTTTGATCTCCTATCACTGCAAGAAGGCTGGCATACAATCACCTCTGTACAAAGGTGCTCCAACAAAGGAGCAAATAACCGAGATGCAGCTTTTTTACGACACTGGTGTCCCACTACGTGATGTATGCAAGAGATTTGGTTGGTGTCGATCAACACTAGCTGGCTACATAAATCAGCGTGTACGATCTAAGATGGATGAACCAACAAGAAAGAAGAAAGGAGGTGAGTACACACAAAAGAGACGAAGGTGGTTGAAGAAGACCCTCGTTGATTATAAGGGTGGAAAGTGTCAGTCGTGCGGATACGATCGGTGCATAAGATCCCTACAGTTCCATCACATCGATCGAAACACAAAGGACTTTGATCTATCATATGGTACATGCAGCTACGAAAAGATGAAAGCCGAGGTTGATAAGTGCATACTACTCTGTGCTAACTGCCACGGAGAAGAGGAGGAAGCAGTATACCAAGAAAAGCAAAAACACCTCTCGTAACTCAGTGGTTAGAGTTCCACACCGATACTGTGGCGGCCGTTGGTTCGATTCCAGCCGAGAGGACTTAGATACAAATGCCCCCGTGGCGAAACGGTAGCCGCGCCTGATTTAAGACCAGGTTCTTAGGAGTACAGGTTCGAGTCCTGTCGGGGGTACTTAACAAGTAAAGTTGCAAAGTCCCCAAAGTAGGGGTTATATTTGACACACGATGACACTAACGAAAATCTCAGCAGCATTCGACACACAAGGCCTTATCATGGGTCGTATGATTGGAGGTAGTAAGACCTTTTACACACAAGCACACCCCAACAACGAGGTGCACTTCAACGCCAACATCTTCACACAAGGCCAAGGCAAAGTATGGTACGGAGACCTAGACTTGACTAATGACATGGGGCACTTGAAGTCAATTGCCAAGCAGCTCAACACTACCTTGTATGTCCTTCGAGAGATGGATGGTAGGTTCGGTACTGAGCAATTGGGTCCAGACTGGGTAAAGAAGAAGGCAGTTAAGGTAATTGACCTCACCTGAGGTAGACAGGATGATCACGTAAAGCTAGTGGACCGCTGTTGAAATAGAGGTCGTGTGCAAGCAACTAGTGTGGTGGGGTTAATTACTCAAATAATAGAAAGTACATTGTGCGGTGGTGTAAATGGTAGCACGCTCGGCTCATAACCCAGAGATCCAGGTTCAACTCCTGGCTGCGCAACAATTGGTCTCGTAGTTCAATGGAGAGAACCACCGTTTCCTAAACAGTAGATGCAGGTTCGACTCCTGCCGAGATCACAAAAGAAGAGTACATGGTATGTGTGGCGAAGTGGTTAACGCGCTAGTTTGTGGAGCTAGTTATCGTGGGTTCGACCCCCATCACATACCCTTGAGGTTAAAATTGATGTGTTCGTGGGTGCGGCTACCCTTCCGACGGAGCAATCCGGCAATGGTCCAAGGGATGCAAACATGGTGCAATGCGCGGGAGTAGTGGACTCTAACTCCACGATGCCAGGATAGCGAAGCAAGGTCAAAAACGCGGCATTCTGCCGGACTGACTCTACTTCTGAAGCCATGAAGTCGCCCCACGAACACATTAAACACACTCCCTTAGCTCAATTGGATAGAGCACAACACTACGAATGTTGAGGCTAAAAGTTCGAATCTTTTAGGGAGTACTAAACAAATAGGACATGCCAAACAACGAGAAGGAGGTCGTAGTCTACCTCACAGAAGACTACTCAGAGAATCAGACCATATATGTTCATCGCGATCTAACAAAGGAACAGATCACCGAGGTGGTCAATAAGCAGTTTGCTGAATGGTACTTCTATGATATTGTGCCCCAACGGCCAATGTTATTTGGATAGTACACTAGGAAGGGCGTATATTTCAGCGATGAAGCAAATCGCTACAGCCCTGCTTGTCCTCGTACTAAAGGGAGCACAAGCACAGTTCAATCCTCAGCCGGTGCTAGTGACCTGGGTTGATATTGTAGCGAGTGATGGTGCTTGGCGACCTTTGCAAGAAGCTCTAGAGTGGAACACCGACACAGTACAGCAAATTGGCTTTGTACTCAAACAGGACTCTAATCAGCTAGTCCTAACTGATAGTTACTTCACCAACCAGAAGGATAGTACTGAACAAGTAGTTGGATATGTAGTAGCAATACCCACCAAGGTAGTGCTGTCGATTAAGCCTTTGCAATGGAGTGCACAATAAAACACATAGGTGATGGTAACTTTGAGTGCCATATGGATGATGATGGTAGGATCCTAGGATCTGGACCAAACCAAAATGGTATGATCAGGTTCACTTACTTTCCTGACTACACAATACCACCAGATGATTGGTCCATACACAGCATGCAACTGCTTAAGGACTACCACGCTAAGATATACGATCTAATGGTGGTGCAGAAGAAGACCAAGGAAGAGATAGAGCGGATGTAATAGTATGCCTCCTTAGCTCAATTGGATAGAGTACTACGCTTCGAACGTAGGGGTTGAAAGTTCGAGTCTTTCAGGAGGTACCACAAACAACACAATACAGTATGGCATGGAGTAATAGAATCACACTGGAGTACATACAACACTCCAAAGCACGTGAGGCAATAGAAAGTCAGCTCAGAGCACTGAATGCAACAGACGTGAACATAGTCAAGTTGGTGATTGAAACTGAAGGTGGGTATGTCTGGTATGAAGTGCAGCTGGGAGATGGTCCTTGCTTCAGAGCCTGGGATGATGGAACTATCACAATAATCAAACTGTAATGTACAACATCAAATGGACTGAGCGCAAGAAGGCTCAAGCAATTGAAGCACTCACAAAGTACTACAGTGAGCATGGACCTGGTGAATCAATCATGCAAAGTGATGATGGCCAACTTGAAGGTCTAGATCTGCTTTGTTTAATTGCCGATGGTATTCTTAAGGATGATATCGAGTATGTTGATGAGGACTAACAAACGCTCTGGGGTTGTTCCCAGATAGCTTGCCCCCAAGCGAGGAAGCAGAGTGACTACTGCAGGGGCCGATAACCATGTCGGAAGAGGGCTGCAATCCTCAGTGGTAGGCCAGACACAGCCTGATGTTGGGAAGAGGCGACTAGAACGAGCCTTAAGGTCTTATCTCTAACTCCTTGCCGGTGTGGGCGTACAACGTGACCATTGCTTCGAGGAGGACAGCCACGACACCTGTAGCTGAGTAAAATAGGGTGTCACTTTTACTCCTATAGCTCAGTGGTAGAGCTACACTCTTTTAAAGTGAAGATCTGAGTTCGATTCTCAGTGGGAGTACGATAAGGCCAAGTGGGCAAACTGGTAAAGTCGCCTGATTCAAACTCAGGAGTTCTGTGAGTTCGACTCTCACCTTGGCTACTATACACTAACAACACAACACACGATGATCAAAAACAGCATGGCACGATTTAGGTAAATTCCCTAAATCAAACCAACAATGTACAATAAGAAGAAGACGTACTATGACCAGACCACTAACCGATCAGTGTTCAACAAACTGCATAAGGAGATACACGCTAGGTGTTCTTACTGTGGCTGGCACGAACGAGACAATGCAAAGGGCAAGAAGTGGTATGGTATCGTCAACCAATACAATGGTAGGACCTACATCAACTACCCTTCCTGGAAGCTTGTCTCTAAGAACAAAAAGCAGTGGATGTACAAGCGTTCGCTGCGAAAGAAAGAGTGGAGCTCACAATGGGGTAACTCCGGAGTTGAGTTCTTGTTTTGATATTCGAGAGAAGAAGGGGGCAAGTGCAGGAGAGGCTTAACTGGGCCTGAGGCTGATCGACACAGCTAGGGCAATGTTTACACTGCAGTCGATTGTAATGTAGGCGCGTTGGTTCAAATCCAACCTTGCCCCCCTATCTTGAATTAGTAGTATACGCATCTGTAGTTTAGCTGGAAAAGCGCTAGTCTCCAAAACTAGAGTCCCCTGTTCGAATCAGGGCGGGTGTGCCATATAGTCAGTTGTCCGAGTGGTTTAGGTATCATTGAGAGTGGGTGGCCGAGTACTTAGGCGCCGGATTGCAACCCCGGATAGGTGAGTGGGATTCTCGCTCCACTCTCAATGACATCTATAGGTTCAGAAACCACTTTGGTCTCTTATAGTCCTATGTATTAGCATGAGATGGACAGATAGTGGGGATGCTAAGCTAGCAGACCTCGTCAAACAAGGGAAGTCACGCAATGAGATTGCCCTTTTGTTGGGAGTTACTAAATTGTCGGTAAACAACCGAACGTGTAAGCTTAAAATAAAAACTGAGTACTACGCACAACGCGAATGCCCAACCTGTAAGGAACCTTTTAAGGTTTCCATTAGGCGTAAACACCCTAGAAAGTTCTGCTCAGCTAGCTGTGCCACTACCCATAGTAATATAGGACGAGTTCACAGCGATCAGACAAAGGAGAAGATTCGATCCAAACTGATAGGTCGCACTGTTCCTGATAGTAGAAAAGGGCCCAACAGCTCACTATGGATTGATGGCCGATCTGCATTACGCAAAACGAAGTGCGTTGATGGAAAGAGACTGTGTAAGTCTTGTGGGGAGTGGAAGAAGCTTGAGGGAAAGAGATTACTATGCAGTGTGTGTAGAATCACCTACTACAAATTCTATAGACCCTCCTGTGAGTTTGACTTTGATATCTCCAAGTTTCCTGATGCCTTTGACATGACATTGGTCACCCAACTTGGTTGGTATAGTCCAACCAACAAAGGGAACAACTTAGGTGGTGTTAGTAGAGATCACCTGTACAGTGTGAGAGAGGGATTTTCAAAGAGCATTGACCCTGAGATCATTCGTCATCCAGCAAACTGCCAACTGATGAAGCACTCTGATAACAACAGCAAGAACACGGTAAGTGCAATCACCCTAGATCAATTGCTGGATCGCATTAAGTTATGGGATCAAAGATACGCGAACAAACAACGCTGACTTCTACTTATCAGCACTATGAGAAAGCTGATACTACTGTTACTAGTTGCATTGCTTAGCTTATCATGCAAAGCGCAACTCAGCACCGTGTTCGTTAATGTGATCAAAGAGCATCCTACCGAGGTAGCACAAGGTGAGGTGTTCATCTGGAAGCAGATGCCAGACTTAACCCTTAAGGTCAAGTCCAAGGCATTCACCAACAAGACCATGATCTCATTGGATCCTGGTACATATATCTTCAGCTTTGAGGTCAACAATAAGGTGGTCCACAATGAAAAGTTGGTGCTTACTTCATTTGAAAGCTGTATAGTGTTCAACCTATACATCAAGCCAGTACGACTAGTAGATGCCGATTTCAATACGATCGCATATGCTACTCCTGGAATGCTGGACTTGATCTCTAGGCGAATGGTTTACATGGAGTTCTAAAATTCACAAGTTATGGCTTACTACAAGAAGGGAATGGTGATGATACGGTATTCACCAACAACTAATCAACCAGCAGTACTAATCGTAGAGAGAACCTACGACTACACAAAGGTGGATGTTGAACGGGGGATACAGTACAAGGAGAAAGCAATAGTGTCAACTAATGGAGTACACTATCCAGCGCACGAGTGCTTTGAGGTTGAGAGCTTCGATCCCCATACGGCATGGTACGATGAGTACCACCTTCTTCCAGCTAGAAAAAAGTTGCAGAGTACAGAGTAAGTGGCGTATATTTGATTCATCCAACAGCAGCGAGATGGAACAACCAACCTGGACCAAGCAACAAGTTAAGCAGCTGTTAGTTGCAGTGCGTGATAGCTTTGTGAGTCCAATAGTGCAGCAAGAGTTCAATGATCTGATCGTCAAGTTGTATGGTATAGATCTCAAGGAGAAGTGAGAGTAATGCCCCCTTGGCGGAAAGGTATACGCGTTTGCCTTAGGAGCAAAATTCTGCAGGTTCGAATCCTGCAGGGGGTACAAAAGAGAGGAGTAGGAAAGGACCTACTTGGCGCAAGTGACAGTGTGGGTGAGTCACACTGCAGGGTATCAATCCCCTTCCTCTCACAAAATAACGCTCCGGTAGCTCAGCGGTTAGTAGCAGGTGCCTTATGAGCACAAGGTCGCAGGTTCAATCCCTGCCCGGAGTACTGGAGAAAGGTGTTCTTTGATTATTGCAGCTAGAGGTGAAGAGCGGTGTGGTAAGTGAGTCGTTGGATGCCAGCAAAGCAACCACAAACGACTTATAGCGGTGTACACACTTTGATTTTCGAAAAGGGCAAGCTAGTAGATAAGTGGGATTGATCCCCCATGTAGTCAGGCTGAGGCGTCCTCAAAACGCAACTGGGTTTAGCCGTCCAGTCCTTCACACTCGCTGCTGCTGTATTGTTATTGTAGGGATGGGGTTTAGCGACTCAGTCAACTTCATGGTCTTGTAATCCGACGATCATGGTTCGCTTCTAATCGAGGAGGGTTTTACATTAGACTCCCTACATCTTTTTTGTTACTGTAGAAGTGTCCTCTTAGAGGAGGTCCCCGGTGAGCTAATAGTTCCTTAGAGCTTGCCAGCATTCACGGCCGTGATGGACCCTCTAGTCATATAGGAGGGAACTTGAGACTAGGCCTTCTACACACAGTTCCTTAGCTCAGTCTGGTTAAGAGCAGCGCTCCTACAAAGCGAAGGTCCTCAGTTCAAATCTGAGAGGAACTACCACAATGGGGCCGTAGCTCGACGGAGAGCTTCCGGTTTTAGGTTCAACTCCTAACGGCTCCACGACAAACCCAACACGCTAGGCGACGGCCACAGGTGCACTGGTTGACAACCTGGAAAGACAGGTAAATGCAAATGTAGCTCAATTGGTAGAGCACTACGTTGCCAACGTGAAGGCTGTCGGTTCGAGTCCGATCATTTGCTCCAATAGTAAAGTTGCTAAGTACACTAGGTAGGGTGTATCTTTGGCTCAACACATAAGGCATCAATATGGGTACGCCACTACTAGCATACAGGGATTGGATAGCTTGTGTAGGCAATCCTAACGACGAGCGGGAGGTGCGCACAGCAGAGGCAGTTCGTGACTTCTATGAGGCCAAGATCACCAGCGGCAAGCTAAAGATAGTCAACAAGGTCGAAGTCCATCACCCCTCAGTTCCTGAAGAAGTGTGGATGGAGTGGTATAAGGATCCTATGAGACTAAGGGACGATAGCTTTGGTATATTGGTCACCAAGTGCTGCTCTCAAAACCCTTACTTCAACTCAAACAGGCGTGAGAGCTACTTTGGAGTACCTCCCCTAACTTGGGCATGCCCCGGATGTGGACTAACAGTTAAACTACACGATGAAGATGAGTGATACCAACAAACCTAAGTTCCGTATTGTTTCAATTGAACGCCTAGACACCTATAGGGATGGAGGCACCCTAGCAGTTATTTGCTGGGGTTATGACGGTCTAGATAGCTCAGGCCGTAGGTTCGAAGTTACTCAGGACCATCAACCTAATCACAAAGGTCTATATGAGATGTGGGTAGGGCATAAAGGTCGTGAAAGATCCTACCTGCTAGAAGACCCTGCCGAGATTCAACACGTATTGGAGATGGTGCACGCACACCACCAATACCAAACTCAGAGGACTGAACAGCTGATTACTCGGGGTGTAAAGGTAGTGGAGGCTCTCAATAAGGCCACCACGTTGCCTAGTGTGTAATAATTGCGTATAGTCACCAAATGCTGGACAAACTAATCGAATTCCTGCTCAACATCATTGAGCAGATACTCCCGGTCAAGATAGTCAAGGAGTACCAGAACGGAGCGTTGTTCAGATTCGGTAGGTTTAGAGGAGTTAAGCTACCAGGGATCCACTTCAAGATTCCATTCGGTGATGAGATAGACGTCTACACGGTGGTGGTCACTACGATCACTCTACCTCCTCAGAGTGTGATCACCCAGGATGGTAAGTCAATTGTGATCAGAGCTCAGATCAAGTATAAGGTGCAAGATCTCTCGATCTTTGCTGTTGAGGTGTGGGATGCACCTGATGCCCTTTCTGACATGACTGGAGGGATCATCTACAATGCGATCAGGACTCGAACATTTGAGCAACTGCGAGCTATCGACCTCGATGCTGAGTTGACTAAGTTAGCTAAACCGGAGGCTAAGACCTGGGGAATCCAAGTGCAGAAGGTTACTGTTACTGACTTCTCTGAGATGAGGTCCTATAGGCTGTTCACCGAGGGCGGTTTATTGAATTAGGAGTTGCAAGGTACACTAAGGTAGGCCTATCTTGCTGGCATGAAAGACTTCATAGGACAAGAGATCGCAGAGGGCTGCTACGTAGCGTACCCTGGTGCTGGCAATAAGAAGGCCGAATACGGAATGATCTTGTATAAGGTTGATCAAATCGTAGGTGATAAGCTGAAGGCTAGAAGGATTACAATCTTCTACCAAAGTGCTACGATTGAAGTGACCGATGGTAGTATTACTGATCAGAAGATCTATACATCACCTCACAGGGATCCTTATCGCATTTGGATCAAGGTTCAGAAGTCAACTCTTTCCTCACCTCTGAAGACTGTGGTAGTTGACAAGGTGCCTATTGCAGCTCAGTTGATCCTGGAGGGACACCCTCAAGCATTTGATCTTCACTCAGCAGAGGAGTTCGCTGGTTGGGTTCACGGTTCTAGGCACATACCCTATAGCAAGTTCATCTATGGTTAAGAAAGTTAGCTTCGACTTTGACGACTGTCTGAAGGATCTTGCCATAGTGCAAGACTACTGCAAGCAGCTCCTACTGCGCCCTGATGTTGAGGTGTGGATAGTGACATCTAGACCTAAGGACCCCGAAGCATTCTTCCGAGCTCGATGCACTCCTGAAGAGTTTGCTGAGACGTGGGGTGATCACCAGATCTGGACTAATAACGAGGACCTATACCCTATGGCTGATGTACTAGGGATCCCAAGAGATCGGATTGTGTTCACTAATGGGCAGATCAAAGCTTACTGGTTTCAACAGTTCGGTCATGACTTTGTGTGGCACCTAGATAATAATAGGAGTGAGATTGGTTCCATCGCTGCGATGACTAAGGTGGTACCCCTATCCTGTGTAGGAGGTAGGCAGTTCATACACAAAGGCAATAAACTACTCGACAATGACAAACAGCAAACTACCTAAGACTGGCATCGTCTTTTACCTGGCCAAAAAGTACAGGGACCCCAACGAGGTGTACGTTCCAATGTCATTAGAGCAGTGGAATGATTTGAGGTCCTACGAACCTGGCAAGTTCACTCTGGATTATGATGACTATATCAGATTGGTTGACAGGCCTGGCTTCGAGGCTAGACCAACAGGATCTTACTTGGAGCTGGCCTCACAAATATATCACCTTAAGGAGGAGTACGCTCAAGTGGTTGAGGAGTCTAGGACCGCGGTCATCGAGAGGTTAAAGGAGATCGAACAGCAAGCTGATTTTGTGAGGTGGGTGCCGTCAGACGTAGTGGATCAAATCAAAGCTATATGAAGATGCAAAGCCGTAAGCCTAACCCCCTTCAAATAGAGGTCGCTGAGATCATTCGTACTGCAGCAGACTACTGGATCACTACTAATGATCTATACTCACCATCACACTTCACTGAGCACTCTGCTTTGTTCGAGGGTATGGAACTTGTTGGTGAGATAAGTGAGTCCCAGGCTGAGTTGCTTAGTAAGGCCTTAGATGACATCCTCTCTGTAATACAGGAGTTGAAATGATCAACATTGGTTGGATAGTAGTAGGTGCACTAATAGCCTTGATCTTACTAGCTGCCATAGTGGTGCTAATAAAGACGGGCCGAGCCGATGATGCCGACCTAGACTCAGCTAAGCTAACTGTACTAGCTGGTAGGGTAGTGATTGTGATTGCTCTCCTAGTTGTTGCAGCTACAGCTGCTGCTTGGATAACTCTAACTTCAGTGTGATGACAAACGATAAGCAACAAGTATTCGTATGTGAGTGCCAATCTCTAGGACACGTCTACTCGTTTTGGTTCGATCCTGAGGAAGGAGAGCTATGGTGGCATGTGACTCCACCTAATCACAAAAACGTGCTACAACGGATCTGGAGAGCTCTTGGCTACATTGCAGGGAAGAGACCTAGGTTCGGTGACTACGATGGTATGATCATAAGTCCAGATGATCTAGGTAAGCTTAAGGAGACGTTCGATCAAGCAGATGCAGCTGTATGGTTGCACAGCCATCCTAAAGTTAAAGAGGCTGGCATGGGGTTGTGGGAAGATTCAACGAAGCTTCTAACTTGGCTCGGTCAACCTACACTACACTCAATGAAGTGGGGACTGACTAAACTAGGCAGCAGCTACACTCGGGTGATGGACATGGACGAGAAGGAGATCTTAGCGGAGATTGGTAGGATTGAACACGGAGTATTTTAATCACAACTAACATGGAAGGACTGCCAAAAGGAATGATCGCTGATCGCGACAACCAAGTATACTTCGATACTGAGAGCTATAGGTTCTACATCATAACCTGGGAGGACACTGGTAACAGAGATGTCCCCACCCGCCACTACATCCAAGTTGCCAAATGCCCATAACTAAAGACCCCAACAAGGACTACTTCAAGAGCTACAAGCACTTGCTAGAAGACACTTGTGACACCGATCAAAGGGTGGAGGAGTATGCTCGCTTGGTGCTCAACGATAAGTGGGTCGACGGGGACTCCTATGGGGTTCCAGGTACCTTAGGTCTAGTCAACTACCTAGTAGCTTACATCCACGTACTAAAGGGTATTGATCCTCCTCCTGACCAACAGGACATGCAATGGGCAGCTAATAGAATCAAGAGCCATCCAGACCAGACCATCAAACCTCTACACCAGAAGGAAGATCTAGATGAGGATGCCCTAGCTGGATATCTGCGTTCAGATCAATTCACTAAAGACTTCGCTGCACAGGTCAAGAAAGATACTTGGGACAAAGGCTTTCCTATGATCTACATGGACAAGGAGGGTTGGTTGGTGGAGCACTGGGCTAATGGGGACATCTTCAAAAAGCAGCGCCTGATGTCAGGTAGCCTTGACCTATGAAATCTCCTCTCCTTAACTACAGCAACCCTCTCATCAGTAACTTTTGTCTAGGTTGTATGTGGTACTTAGATTATGGTAATCTAGATCGAGCTGGAAGTGTTTGTGGTGAGTGTGGTAGAGATCTGGATGACCTTCGATCAATACAAGCAATACAGGAGGATCACAAAGTATACTGTGACCTGGATGGAGTGCTAGCAGACTTCGTTAAGCAGTGGGTAGACTACTATCAACTAGACCCTTCAGCCTATCGTAAGCAGCACGGGAGTGATGCCTTCCACAAGCAGCTTAGCGATGCACCTATAGAGTTCTGGAGTGAGATGCCATGGCTACCTGAAGGCCCAACTATTTGGAATCACGTCAGGCTATACAACCCAACCATCCTAAGTGCTCCACCTAATGAGGGTACTGCAGGCCGTAAGGGTAAGATAGAGTGGATCACAAAACACCTCGGTCCAATCACACCGCCCTATGTATTTAAGAGGTCTGAGCATAAGTCCCAACTGAGCTCACCCTCAGCGATCCTAATCGACGACTACCATAAAAACGTAACACAGTGGCAAAGTCGGGGAGGATTTGGTATATTACATCAAGGAAACGCAGATAACACAATCAAACAGTTACTACAGTATGGAAAGCAACAGTACTATAAGCCTTAACCCTCCAACCAAGATCGCTCAACTACGTTCCTGGTTTCAGGATCTAGTCAATGGCCAGAGGCAAGCTCGTCAGCCTAATGCAACTACCACCTACGATCGTGAGGTTGCTCAGGACGTACTAGATAACAGTATTGCGTTGGGAACACAAGCCGATGTTGTGTGCCGAGCTCTGTACTACATGCAGCTGTACCCCCATCTGTCTGCAGGTGAGGCTATGATCCTTGGCTCCTCTGTTTGGGTGGAGAACTAACCATCAACCGCTACTATTATGGAAAGAGTACTGGTGCTAAACTCAGACTACTCTCCATTGAACGTCACCTCGGTCCGTCACGGATTCAAGTTGGTTTACAAAGGAAAGGCTGAGATACTGAAGTCTGTTGAAGACAGTCCAATCCTTGCTGGGGTAGTGCAGTACGTACGTCCAGTGATCATTAGATTGCTGAAGTACGTTCGCTTCATGATGAAGAAGTTGAAGGTCAACCGCAAGAGGATCTACGACCGTGATCATCACACTTGTACCTACTGCGGATCAACTAGGCACTTGACTATTGACCACATTCTACCTAAGTCACGAGGTGGAGATAACTCGTGGACCAACCTAATCACTTGCTGCTACAGCTGCAACTTGAAGAAGGCTGACAGGACTCCTGAAGAGGCTAACATGCGGTTGACTAACAAGCCATATGAGCCCTCAGTGTTCGGTAAGCTATTCGATCCTGATGTAGAGCAAGTATGGAGTGACTACCAAACCAGCTTTCAGTAACTAACAAACCCCAATCAAATGAGTGCACAAATGGACATGCTGTCATCCGATAAGGATGAACCTAACATCGGAGAAAGGAGATCTTTTCTAGGTAAGCTCGGTGCCCTGCTAGTAGGTGCAGCAGTTGCCCCCTCGCTACTTGCTGCGAGTGGGTCTGTAGATAAGCCTAAGGACAACCTTGCTGCAGCACTTGAGAGGACAAAGGACTATGCAGATAACATCACCAGAGACACAATACCACTACCGGATGGGTTTGAGGTGATGGAGCTTCCTAGTGCATTAGTCAACTGGAAGGGAGAGGAGATTGCTATTTGCAGCAAGACTCAAAAGCTGCGTACACAGATGCAGTACAATTATGACAACCCTGCAGATCGTGGACCTCACCTAGTTGATTACGATCAGCTTAAAGCTGAGCTAACTGAGCTAGGCTATACTCACCTCTATATGATAATGTGGACTCCAGTGATGTACAACATTGATAACTTTGAACCCTACATCCACCTAATGGTGAGAGGCTGTTGCCTCAAGTGAGGATAAGGCGTATATTGTAGATGTAATCACTGGCCAGGTGAACAACAAAGTGGGCAAACCTTCTCACCCCACATCAAAGATGAGAAGCTGCAAGTTTGACAGTTTCAAACAAAGTTACAAACAGACAAGTATGAGTAATCGTAAACCGTGGACCGAGCGTATCCTGAATGCTGCTACAAAAGAGGACACTGTGAGCAATCCAGTTCTTCGCCGAAGGCTGCGCATCCCCACCACTGAGATGGACAACTTTGAGTTCAACCTCTCAGTAGGTCGCTCGATGAGGTATCTTGCCAACGAAGGCAAGCTGAAGCGTGTGGCTACTGGCAAGTACGAGATCACCAAGAAAGGTAAGAAGGCTGCTAGCAAGAGTGCTCCTAAGCCAAGCTACTACAGCAACTATAGCTGGTAAGCGTTACAGTTGGGAGTAGGACTCTCAAACAGACATGGGGCCTCACTTTCGGGTGGGGCTCTTTGTTGTTGCATGGTACACATAGTCAGCCTTATATTTGACATATGCCAAACAAGAAGAAGAAAAGCAAGAACTACGAAGTCCGGGACTCTGATCATCCTGTACTGTCCTTTGTCCCTAACGGTGGTATCATCTGCTTGTTGGGGTGTTTGGATGCTAAGTTTTATGGGTATCCTACAGAACGTGTCACCCGTGTACTCGCTGAGATCAAATGGGAGGGAGAGAGCTTCAAAGAGGTGATCACTCTAGCTCAATATCACGACTTGGTTGACCAGATAGAGTACCTGGACCAGAACGAACATAAACTGTAAGCATGTCAACACGCCGAGAACCAACAGAAGGCCTAGTTGAGCGAGTAGTGGACCTCGTTGTCCTACTGTCTTTGGGGCTGACTGTTCTGCTGTTACTAATACACACCGTGATCAAATGGATAAGCTAACTGTAACTCAAGGTGGCCGCAGCTTTGGTAAGACAGCTGCCCAAAGTACGATCCTATCAACTAGGCACTTCCTGTGGGACCCTGAGTCCAAGACCTTCAGCACCAACCTATCAACCCTTCAGAATGAGGGAATCATGCAGGAGGGTCCATGCCGCGAAAAGGTGATCGCACTGGCAAGTACAAAAACCAAGGCGGTGAAGTGGTGTCAGTTTTTGAAGAAGACAGTAACACCCAAGTCCGCCATTCTAGATTGGCACTGGAGATCTGCAGACATGACCTTCGATGTAATCGTTGTCAACGACTTGAACTTCGTTTAACGGTTACAGATATGCCCAGTTTGGGATTAAATAGTAGAAACTTTAAATTATAGACAAAATGAGTAAAGAAAAACAAGAGTGGGATAAACAGACAACACCCAAATTGGGTATATCTGATGTTATGCAACGTGCTTTAGATTGGTGGCACGAACTACCCATACAGAACTTACAAGACATGAACGATAGTTGGGTTGGTTATTTGTGGAAATATTACCCCGATAGAACACACCCATACCATTTAACAGGTGAAGAAGTGCAACACATATACGAGAGCGAGCATGTTGCATAACTTAACAATAACAACCAAACAACACAACAACAATGAAGACCAATACACTAACCCGAGTAGCTACAGTAGCCCTACTCATCCTGATCACATTTGGATGTGCAGGACCTCGTAGGCACGTAGGTTGCACTCCAGAAAGCCGAAAGTCTGAGCGACTCTCAATCAAAGCAACAGCTCAATTCAACCCCCATTAAAATCAAACAACACAACACAATGAAGAAGGAATCAACTAAACACTATCACCTCTTCGTTGGAGATGAGGGTAAGGCAGTACTCACAGCTATCCAAGCAGTATGCGAGGACCGCAACTTCAATATCTCCGACCAATGTGATGAAGACGCCATCTCTTATACCGTCAGTGTAGCACCCCATGGAGGATTGGTGGAGGTTCGGCCGACCCACCGCGGATCTGGATCAGCGGGGGCCATTGGCCTGTTGAACCTACTCCGGATCCTCCGCGAAACCAACACCCCGCCCAAGCCTAAGTTCATTGAACCTCAGATGACCAATGGTGGCTGGTTGAGTGACGAGACAATGGTTAGCAAGGATGGTGAGCACGTGGATTGGTATAAGTTTCGAGTATTTAAGACTGGAGTCCAGGTAGTATCTGATGATAGTCGACATTCCATTATTGGATGGATCCCACGAGCTGAGGTTGAAGCCTTCGTGGACGCGTTTGACGAGTTGGATAACCAGTAGGCCAATAGCCAAATCCTGGATCTGCGGCACGATCTCCTCCTGCCTGGGGCAAGGTGCCACCAAGGAGGAGATCGTCGCTTAAAACCGGGATTTTGAGGTAGCTAACTTGCTGATACCTAGGTAGTTAGCTAACTCTCTGAGGCTCAGGGGATTAGCGGTAGCCTTCCAACAATAGCCCAAAAAGGGTTTGCTCAGCCTGCCAGATCACCGTATCTTTGCCTTCGTCAAAAGCAACAACAAGCAATCAACAACAACAGCGGTTCATAACTCGGTTCATAACTTATCGAGACCACTGTTGCAAACAAACCAAAAGTAGCCTATCTTTGCCTCGATCGCAAGAGAAGATCAAAAGCAAGATAGATAGTAGGACCAGAGCCTGGAAAGCCCGAGTACCAACATCACGACAACAACTCTTAACCGACCATGAGCAAGAAGACAGCCACCAAGACCACGAAGAAGCCGAACCCGAAGGCAGCGGGAGAACGCGCATTGAACCTGCGCAAGATTGCGATGGAAGAAGAGGAGCTGCGTATCCGGCGCATCGTGAGCAAGATGTTAGAGCCTGTGCATGAGCGCCTGACCGCCCTCGAATCCCGATCAGCGCCAGCGGAGGCATGGGTGCCGAAGGTGGGGGATTGGGTGGTGATTACAGGAGGTCTCGCCGCCCGCGAAGATGGACTGGGTTCCATAACGAAGGTGCTGGAACTGCGCGACGGCATTCCATGGATAAAAAGCTCTAATTTCAGGTTCGGACTGTGTACCAGGGACAACTCCAGAGAGTTTCCGATCAAGACTTGGCGCGATGCCATCCGCCCCGCCACCCCCTAACCCCGAACAGCGATGAGCACCACACTGAGCCAAAGGCTGCGCGACCTGCGCGATGTACTGATGTCTGAGGAATCGGACACGCCTAACGTGATGAACTTGGTGGATGACTGCATCGCCCAAGCCGAAGCACAGGAGGCGCAGGGCATGGAGTTGAGCGATGAGGAGGTGGGACGCGCCGCGATGGACAGCATTCCTGCGGATTCCCATGTCGGACTTGCTCTTGACCAAGACGGCGCAATCGACATGGCCCGCGCATTCTTTGAGCGCGGACTGCGCTACGCCCGCGACCACGGATACCTGAAGCCCTCGCAGGCGATAGGTGAGCAGAAGCCGGTGGTTAGGTGGGAGGAGTGTGGTAGTAAGTACTGTGGGCGCCTTCAGCGCTGGGACAAGACGGCCCCAGCAAGTCAGCCACACTCCTCTACCGAATGAGAGGTAGTAGTGTTCTTTGATTTAGTGTGTTGGTGTGTGGCAATAGGTAAACACATCGGAGGGAATGGACGCCTTAGTGTCCCCGAGTCCCCGGAATGACCACCACCAACACATTAAGTACTGTTAGATGATGTTAGAAGTGGAGTACTTGAGTCGAAGTACTACTAGGTAAAGGGTCTGTGGCCGCTGCTCCCCATTGAAGGAGATAGATAGTGCTATATAGGTGCAGCCTACCAAGTACCTCACTTCTCGTATTTTGGGCCTTTCACAATGTGGGCGTCTGTGCTGATCGAGATGGACTTCGCTAGTCCGTGACGAAAAGCAAAAGCAGATTGCAGTACATGGGTGATGGTTCGTGAAAGGTTGCAGGTAGCCCCTGTGGACAGCACAAAATCAGCCGGATCGTTCCCGCGCATGGTCCTCCAAATTGGTCCTGTAGCTCAGTGGACAGAGCAAGGTGCTTCTAACACCTAGGTCACAAGTTCGAATCTTGTCAGGACTACTAAACCGAACATCGCTGTTTTATCCCCTTCACCATACTTATGAGAAAAGGTAATGAGACAGTCCACGTGCGATAGATGTAAGGCTAGTATCACTAATAACAACCTCGAAAGGCATTTCGCCTGCTGTACAGGCCAACCTCCTTTGACTAGAGGGAAGTCAACCTGTTGTAAGCACTGTCAGCTTACGTGGAAGAGTTTGAGTGTGTCTACTTCCTCTGAGATAATGAACCACTCAAGGTGGTGTAAATCAAATCCCAAACGAGTTGAGTATGAGGAGTTCCTTTCACACCGTAGAGCAGCCTATAAGAAGCCGGAAGTGATAGAAAAGCGAAGTTGCGCTATAAAAAAGGCCCATGCGGACGGCAAATACGCTCATGTGGACTACAGCTACAAGCTGGGAAGGAAGCATAAGTCTGAGTCAATAGAAAGGATGCGCGACGCGGCCCTGAGATCAGATCATAGAAGACTTCGCAGAAACATTATCGAGTACAAAGGAGTGTTGCTGGACAGTACGTGGGAGCATGCATTAGCTATCCGATTAGATGAAATGGGCATAAAGTGGAGCAGACCATCTCCACTCAAGTGGGTTGACAAGAGCGGTCTGGAGCATAATTACTTTCCTGACTTTTACTTGGAGGATCACAACTTGTATCTAGATCCAAAGAACCCAGCAGCATATGCCAATCAATTACATAAGATCGAGATCTTGAAGTCAACTTACTCAAACATAATCTTTCTTCGCTCTCTTGACGAATGTAAAAACTTCAGCTTGTTATAGGTGGTTGCAAGGTAGTCAGTTAAAGTTGTATATTTGTCAATAACGTTATGAGCAAGTGGTGTAACTGGGAGCCACATCGTCCGAGGGAAGCAAGCTCGGGTAGCGAAGCACAGGGTGCGTGTAGGTTCGAGTCCTACCTTGTTCACATGATGACAAAGCAGCAAATCGCTGAGGTAGCACTGAACCTCAATCGGGAGTGTATCCTGGCCAAGGGACACGTCTCAAACCAGGTACCGGATCTAGCTTTAGATATTGAGCCTGAGCCAACCACGAACAATGCTCTTGATGTCCAATTGGCTCTGGAGTTGGGAGTGGTGTATCAGTACGCAGGGTGTCTCTTTCTCAGTGAAGAGATAGTCAAAGACAACTTTGAATATATGTGGGGCCATTACCATGATGTTGGTAGGTTTGGTCAACCCCTAAGTAAGGATCAGTTCTATCACAAGCTGATCTCGGAGATGCCAAAGCCCAAGGTAAACAAAGCAAAGGCCCTGAGCAAATGATCAAGAACAAACAACCCCGCCAAGGACCAATTGAGATTGACCTCACTGGACCTGATGGCAACGCTTTTGCTCTAATGGGTTACGCTCAGGTGCTTGCTAAGCAACTGGACAAGGACCCTAAGGCAATCATAGAGGAGATGCAAGCTGGGGACTACGAGCACCTAGTGGAGGTGTTTGATCGAGAGTTTGGAGACTTCGTAGTACTGTACCGCTAGCATTAGTGTTCATAACTTAGTGTTGCTAAGTACACAACCGATGCCTTATCTTTGACTCAATAGCAAAAGCATAACAACACAATGGACCGCGAAGTACTCAACCTGATCTCGTACGACGAGAGGACTCAGAAGACAATCACTTCAGTAGCTGGGAGTATCCAGGACACTTATCTAGCTCTGGAGACCACCACCGAGCAATTGGAGCAAGAGGGTATCTTTTGGGTGGAGGATGAACACATCGATAAGCATACCTTAGTGCGTAAGTTCGCTACTGCAGAGGAGGGCCATATGGCATCCTTGATTGTGGTGGGTGGTACTGTTTGCTCCAATACACGTAACCCTAACCACCAATGAGCTACGACGTACTTCCCGACTCTTACGAATATCTTGATCACTACCTATGAGCGCAACACTTGAGCTACTGGTGAGCGATGACGCAATAGGCGAGGCATTCCTTTACGGTCCATTGATCCGTGACAAAGGACATGGATATGTGGCGGGGGCAGTGATGGTTCGCGACCTGTACGAAGCCGACCGCAAGACCACACACGCCGAACTGGAGAGCCTGCGGGCGACGGTTCAGGCGCTGGTGGATGCGCTGGATGGCGCCTGTGCATACGCAAGGACTTATGACGAATGCCCATACATAGATGGCGATGCCGCCCTCTCCCTCGCAGCCACCAAGCACAATATCACACCAACAACATGACACGCGAAGAACTCAATGCCAAATACCCGTGGATGAAGGACACGGAGCTTTTCCAACACGCCAACGGTGGCGGATGGGTCCAACACCCAGACAGGGTAGACAAAACAGCCCGCATCGAAGGACTAGTGTCCGGGAATGCGCGGGTGTACGGGAATGCGCAGGTGTACGGGAATGCGCAGGTGTACGGGGATGCGCGGGTGTCCGGGAATGCGCTGGTGTCCGGGAATGCGCTGGTGTCCGGGAATGCGCGGGTGTACGGGGATGCGCAGGTGTACGGGGATGCGCGGGTGTCCGGGAATGCGCGGGTGTACGGGAATGCGCAGGTGTACGGGGATGCGCAGGTGTCCGGGAATGCGCTGGTGTCCGGGAATGCGCGGGTGTCCGGGGATGCGCGGGTTGAACGCACCCCTTGGACGATATGCCTTGGCAAGCACACGATCACCAAGGCCGACAACGATGTGATCTCCATCGGTTGCCACGTCAACACGCTTGCCGGATGGCTGGACAAATACGAAGCGGTCGGGCGCATGGAAGGCTACACACGGGAAGAGGTGGCCCGCTACGGCGCAGCACTGAAGCTCATCGAACAACTCACACCCAGGCCATGAGCAACGAGACAACCGCAGTAGGGCCGTACACGGTGGAGCGCAATGCGGTTTGCAATGAGTTGAACGCCGCCACCAAGTGACCCGACCCCCGACCATTTCACTCAACAAAACCAAATCAAATAGCACCACCATGTACCCACAAGAAGTAGAACAAGCATTGGATGAGTTGGAGCAAGAACTTCAAGATACCAACTTCTATGTAGACATCCCCGATACCGATAGCCCCACAGTCCGAAAGGTGTTTGGCAAGATCTTATTTGACAAGTGGTGCTCTACTGGAGAGTTAAACGTAAACCAAGAAGAGGCTGAGGATGCTATACGACGATGTGTAATGGAGTCTGCACTGCAGAGTCTGATTGACAAAGGGTTAGTTAACACTATCGAGAATGAGCAAGGTAAGGAGATGGTGTTCCTGACCTCCAAGGGTAAGGAGTGTGTCCAGTATGACAACGGTGGTGCAGTGCCAAGCATCGAGAAGTTTTGAACAGCCTGTTGCTCAGCGCACAATACTCAGCTTATATTTGACTAGCTTCAAAACAAGCAACATGAAAGACTTGACCAACGTACTGTACCGACTGAAACCATTTTGCAAGTTGGTTGGTAAGCCTCCAATCAAAGTGACCACTGTGTACCCCCCTAACTGGAGTTCAGATAGCATCGAGCAGTATGCTGCTGCTGTTATGGCCTGGCGTACCACCAACACAAAGGCCTCGTGAGCTACATCAAGGAGAGTGCTCAATTCCTAGACTGGATTGAGCGAGAGGGTCAGTACTTCAATGATGACCTAGACTTCAACTACAATGAACAGCAATACTTCCAACATCTCATCCAACGAGACTCCTCAAGGCGAGGATCCACTCAGGGGGTTGTCACCAAGGCACGTATCTCAGATCATCCGACGCAAGATGATTCAAAAGAGCCACGGAGATGCCAAGAAGTACAACCGCAACAAGCATAAGCGACAGCAAGATGGCACTGACTAAAGGTGATATTGATAATGTACTAGCTACCTTGCACCAAGCTGAGGTTATGGTTAAGACCCTGACCAGTATGGCCAAGCTGACTGGTAACGAGATATTGATTGAGGTGCTCAAGGGAGAGCCTGCTCGAATTCAACAAAGCATTGACATCCTGCTTAACCACCTCGAGTACGAGAAAAAGCAGGTCCGCCAGTTACTGACAGATCAAGTGATAAGACCCAACAAAGAACGATGAAGACTAAAGCAACAATCATACCAGCAGGCTATCGCATTACTGTAGACTCCTGGGAGAATGACGGTGATAACTCCAGGACCGAGACCATCGAGGGGCTGAGTGAACAAGACGCTAAGTTCACTGTTGACTTTGCCCTGCTGTTTGGGAGCGTGAACGGCAAGGACGAGGGGTTCGGCAACTTATATGAGCCATCTGACCAAGAGATCGAGGGGCTAAATAAAGCTATCAAGAGGGTAGTTGCCAAGCACTCTCCTCTATCCTCCGACCTACATGAGGTCTTTGAGGATGTGGATAGCGATATTGACGTCTACCTGGAGTATGCCTACGACCTAGGACTGACTGGTGGTGACTTCTTTACCCGAGTATTGGAGAGCATCAAGGTGGAGTACATCCCAGAGCCTATTGAGATCCAGGACGTTACTGCTAAGTTCGTACCTAAGAGCTTCAGAGCGTGAACGAGCAGATCAAGCCAGCCCCCCTAATGGGAGCTACACTAGTGGTAGGATCGGATCGCTATCCAATGACCATTGTGTATGCCACAGACAAGTTGGTGGGTGTGGTCAGGGATGACTACGAGCGAATCGATGCCAATGGACTAAGTGAGGATCGGACAAGTGCATACGGCGTTGGCTCTGCAATGCCGTATGCACGTAGTTGTGTGCAGTGCTTTTGGGATTTGAGGTTACACAGTTAAACACGTACAACGATGACACGAAAGGAATGGGAGGCAGAACTTGACCAGCTTGTGGCCGCGTGCCTCAGCTTTCAGCACGCGATTTCGCTTGAAAAAGATGATGACCGAACGGACAAGCTCGAAGAGGTGTGGAGCCTTACCGAGGACATCATTCGAGAGCGCGAGAAGTTGCGAGGTGGAAAATGGTAATTCGCATTGCACACAACAGAAGTATATGTACCATCCAAAATCATCCTTCCAGGCTAGTTGGGTTAAGTACTACTCACTACGCAAGAACGGGAGGTGGGTTGAAAGAGGGGCTGACATGAGGAGTGGCTCCTGTCTCGCAATAGGTCATCGTCGAGCTTACCAAGACCCTTCATACTAACATCATGCCAAGCAAACCAACTCTCTATCAAATACCCTTTTCTGAGAAGGGACACCAAATGCACTACGCTGGCTATGGCCTGTACACTTACGAGGGGGTCAAGTGGGTAGATAACTTTGAGTTCACTGCTGCTCTAACCATCAAGGGCTTTCAACGTGGAAGATCAGCTGCCTACTTTGACTTGGAGGATCAACTGACTGGATTCCAGTATACCATGTTCATGAAGGATATGGTTGATCTGATCACCAAGGGCACAATCACACGAGGAGTAGCCAATGGTAGGTGGACCTTTCAGAAGAGGGGTTCTAACTTTGGAGTCAAACTAGTACTATGACACAATGAACACAGCAATCATAGACCACCCAGCTCATCCTAAAACTACCAAGATAGTAGTTGAGGCTGATAACCACAACCATCAGATCTGCGAGCTAGACCAACTAGAGGATGGCTTTTGGTACGCAGTGTTCTATAAGGAGGGTGGCTGCTGGGATAGTTGGCTACTTAAGGAGATAGCCGAGCACATCGATCAGCTAAACAAGCCGTGGCTAGAGATCCTCAATGCCACCTTAGGCCAAGCCACAGGTAGTACAGATGCTAGAGATGATTATGGATCTCTGATCGACTGGTTTCCGTTGTGACCTCCTAAACGCTATTCATAACTTAGTGTTGCTGAGTACACAAGGGATGGCTTATCTTTGCCTTCATGACAAAGACAGAAGAGACACCCACCAGCAAAGACATCACAGAGGTCGTAGGGCCTCTATTCGAGCAAACCATCCAAGACCACTACAAGGACTTGGAGCAACTCAAAGAGCAAGTACTGAGGTCGATGAGGCCTCACAGCAAGCTGGGACTACACAAAGGAGAGTACAGGGTACACAAGACTCCAATTCAAGACCAGCAGAAAGGTCAACAACCCTATGAGATCAATGGTGTAATGGTGTGGGCTGGGAGTCTCAAAGCAGCAATCAAGAAGGCCCGTAAACTTAACCTTCAACAAGCATGAGTATGAGAAATCACGTACTATACTGGGCCATGACCCTAATAGGGTTCAATGCTGTTTGGTTGATGCTACTCACAGACGTGCGCTGGGTTCAGTGGCTTGCTTTGATGCTATCATGGGTCTTTGGTGCGTCGATTAGCGCGTGGCTGATACGGAACAAGCAATAACAACAAGCATGAAAGCAACAATCAATAGAAAGGAACCAACAAAAGCCCCTATTCAACTCGAACAAGGACACTGGTACTGGTTGGGAAGGAACCAACTTGATCTGTACTTGTGTGTACGTACAGGGGTAGATCAGTATACGTTAGTGAGTGCAGCTGATGGCCATTGGTGGGCGGGTCCATATAAAAGTCTCGAAGCCTTATCCGAGTTCTTATCCGAGAATCTCGACACAGGAGAGCTACCAACACTTCGTATCGTGCCTGCCACCAAGGTAACAATCGAAGCATCCTAACAGCACCCACCACCGTTGTTCATAACTTAGTGTTACTGGGTACACAATGGATGCCTTATCTTTGACTCAATAGCAAAACATGAACAAGCTCACTACTACTCTCGCCCTGCTGCTCCCCCTCATGGGGTGTTTCGAAGTGCCAAAGGCCGCACAACAAGGCTCCCCAGAGGTGAAGGAGGCCTTCTTTGAGGGCGCCCAGGTGTTCCACATCCGCAACTGCGACTATGTGGGACTATACACTGGGAGCCATACCCTTGTACATGCTGGGGACTGTACTAACCCTATCCACAATTGCCCGTGCGATACCATTAAACCACAGTAATGGAACACTCACCTCTTCTGATCAGAATAGCGATGCACTACTACTACTCTCCTAATCAGTGGAGCGAGTCAAGTAATGCAAGCGATCAAGTGCACCAATACCTTCAACGGGCAGGCCTAATAACCAAGGATCAAAACGGCATGTGGGAAGGAGTGGATCCAGCACTAGAGGCATACGTCTCAGCTCTCAAAAGTCGATGGTGTAGGAGGCTTAATGTACCTCTTCCAGTCCTGCAGTGGACTGTGCCAACAACAACCAACTAAGATGAACAACAACACTAAGAGTAGCATAAAAGCTCACTTCCCCCTCTCACGCCATCTCACACACGGTAAGTCATATGAGGTTGAGTGGAGGTCAAATAACACAATAGCAGTGCGAAACGATCAAGGCAAGATCAGAGCGTACAGCCAAACCAACTTTGTGGACAACGATGCACCCAAGGCCAACATCAAGCGACACTTGACCGACCTAGCACTCAAACGAGGAATTGTACCTGGTGTTACCATCCGTAGTGCATTCCACGCTAATGTAGAGGGTGTAGTGGATCCCATACACAAGTGGGGTATCTCTTCAACTACTACCTCCAAGAGCACTCCACGACTGCACGTAGGTAGTGCTTTGAACTACCTGCTGTGTGCTAATGATGGTACAGACTCAAACGGAGGTAAGTGGGCTGAAGTGATCTCTAAACCTAAGGATGGGAAGATCACCCTCGAGACGCTTGATCGTAAGATCAACTTGATCGAATCCAAACTAGACACCTTGGCAGCCTATAAGGAGATGAGAGAGGCACTTGAGGGCCTTGACAAGGACACAGCAGGAGCTCAAGCAAAGGAGGTAGTACCGCCATTCAAAGTAGGAGATACTGTAGTGTGGGCAGGACCTCGACCGTTTGTTACGCACCCACCTCAAGGACTGGGTAAGGTAGTTGAGGTTGCACAATCACCATGGACTAACAAATGGGATATTACAGTGGATGGTTTTGAGGCTAGACCAACCAACATATACTGTGCACAAGACCTCCGAGTAGCAACTGCACAAGAGATCGAGCAGCACAACAAACAACTTAAGTGGGCAAAGATTGATTGCTTGCAACCGTATGATACTGTCAAGAGCACCCCAGCAATCATCGAAGCGATCAATGATGCTAACTTCCCATGGTACTCCGACTATTCAAAGACCTTCGAATACCTCTGCGCTGCTGTGGATGGTGATGACCATAAACAGGTTATATCAATCCAAGGTAGTGGTGGTGATGGGGGCGATGATCGGCTGACAGAACAAGAGTTCATCAAGCGCCTTAAAGGTACTGTTGCTAAGAACAAAGTAAAGGAGCTAGCAAAGCCAATTGCATTTGGTACTCCAATACAAGAAGTGGGGGGTGCAAAGCGTAAAGGAGTTTACCTACGTGTAGAGGCCACCCTCGGCCACATCAAACAACGGTTTCACATGATTTTCTGGGAAGGTGACCTTGCTTGTAGCTGGGTCGAGAGATATCAGTTCACCATCGCTCCTCCTCTCACTAAGGCTTAATACACAACAATATGACAGCCGAGCAAAAGAAGTGGATCGATACGGCCACCTACTACCAGCTACTTGAACGGTGGCGAATGGCCCCGATCGGAGATCAGATGTTCCAAGGTGCTTGTGGTGAATACTATGCCGAAGTAATGCAGCGTAGAAGAGAGGAGGTCGGCAATGATCGACACGTAGCTGCCAGCAAAGCAATCGGGTGGAAGAAGCACTAGCAAAGGAAGGAGTTGCAAGGTACACAAATAAGGCCTTACATTTCACTCAACAAATCAAAACAACAACACATGGCATTACTACGACTGTTTGAGATCTTCGGCTTCCTGCTGACGATCATGGCCCTGCTCCTCTGGTTCTTCAAGGCCCTCTACGGAGAGTGGCCATGGAACTACGGCAAGAAGAAAACTGAAAGCGATACTGAACAACCAACCAAAAACACAACAGCCCCAAACAAATGAACCAAACCCTTTCCTTCCGCCGCATCGCTACGATGATCGGCATCGCATTCCTGCTGATCGGAGCATTCTACCTTGGCAACAAGCTGCTGATTAACGTACCAGCCAATCGGATCTATGTTGTACAAACCCCAGGCGGCAAGATGCACGTCTACAGTACTCCAGGCTGGCAGAACCAACAACTAGGGGATCTTGTAGGTGACTACCCAAAGTTCGATCTCTCCAGTTTCGACATCCCAGAAGACCAAAAGGAGAGTCTGAGCTATGACAATGCCTGGACTGACAACAATGTAGCACGGTTCGGAGTCAAGGTGCAATTCTACGATCGAGGTGAGGCCTTCCTCTTTGTCACCATCCCAGTAGAAATGCCCACTGATGAACAAAGCATTAGGTTCATTCAAGAAAAGCACGGAGGATGGGAAAGCCTCAACTCTCAGATTGTACAGAAGCAATTGAAGAGTGCTGTAATGCAAGTTGGTGCATTCATGACTAGTCAAGAGGCTAGTGCAGAGAAGCGTAGTGACCTGATTGGATATACCGAAGACATGGTCAAGAACGGACTGTATCTAACACGTACCCAAGAGACTTACGAAGTGGATGCAATTACTGGTGATAGTGTAGTAGTGAGGTTCGCAGAGCGTATTGCAGATCCAGACTCTCCAGGAGGATTCAAACGCCAATCTCCAAGCGAGCTCTCCAAGTACAATATCAGCATCGGGACACCAGCTATCAGTGTAGTGTTCAGTCCAGTGGTGCGAGACCAATTGCTGCAACAACAAAAGATGGCAATGGAGATCCAAACCTCAAGAGCAAGAGCCCTCGTAGCACAACAAGATGAAAAGACTGCAGCATCTCAAGGTAAGACTAAGATCGCAGAAGTACAGAGTAAGATGAACGCAGAGAAAGAACAAGCTGTGATCGCCGCTATCCAAAGAAAGGAAGTAGCAGAGCAAGACATGAAGGCAGCTGAGTTCACTAAGAAGCAATTGATCTTAGAAGGTGAAGGTGAAGCTGAAAAGAAGAAGCTGTTGATGGCAGCCGACGGTGCCTTGAATCCTAAACTAGATGCCTTCATCAAAGTACAACAAGCGTGGGCAGATGCGTGGGCAAAGAATGGAGCTAATGTAGTCCCGACTTACCTTAGTGGTGGGGGGAGCGCTTCACCCAACGGAGTAAACAACTTGATTGACATGATGACAATCAACAATGCTAAGCAGCTAGGACTAGATCTCAACATGAGGGGTAAGTAGTCTCTTGTGTTAGCATAGGTACAATAACAAAGGGGGGGGGGTCACAAGATGACCTCCCTCCTTTTTTTAGTGCTTTGAGTCGTGGGGGTATACTTAACTGCACTCGGCGTAAGGTAAGACACCCAGGTAGGTAAATTAGTCGCTGTTACGAGGTAGCTCTATAGTAGACACCTTGGTAAAAACAAGACACTCGATAAGTGGAGGGAGGGGGGAGGAACCGGATCCCATACATATACACCCGATCACAAAAAGCTATAGAAATCACACACTCAAACCAAAATAAAGTTATGAACCGGCTAACCCCCCCCCGTCAACGGCGGGGGTAACCTTTTTTAGGGCAGTTAACCCCCTGACCCCCAGCAAGTTACACCTGGGATTCCAAGAGTAGGGGAAAGTTGTCGTTGACTTTGAACTCAGTTAGCGTATCTTTGCCTTCATGAACGCAACAAACACAAACAACACGATGAACAACACAAGCATCCCCAATCAGACCACTAAGTGGCACGTCAAGCTCAGTACCAATGATCGAGACACCTTCGACATGCTGAAGGCAGTGATCGAGGCGTGTAAGGTACCTCACTTCCAATTCCCTACGTACATCAACACATTCCCTATATACAGCATGGTGTGGGATGGTGAGAAGATGGATGACTCTATCTCCACCACCCCCCCGGGGGTTACACTAACGGTCCAACAAGCCCTGCAATGGCTGAGTGCTTATGTGGGTGCACCCAAGTACATCGATATCGATAGTGATGCCGTGCTCAGCGGCCGCTGTGTACGTACGTTGAGGGTGCACAAGACTGGGGTCAAGGTACTGGACTTGTATGGGGCCAAGATGGGCTGGATCCATGAGAAGGAGATCGTGGCATGTGCTGATGCTATTAAGGAGCTGCGAAAAGCGTAGACTACCGCTCAAATCTCGATTGTAAGGCACGATCGCCTCCCACCTGGTGTCAGAGACCAGGGAAGGGGCGATCGTCGTTTATAGCCCGTTTTTTGCCTTAAGTGCTGAGCCTCAGGGAGTTACAGCTAAACCCCTGATCCTCAGGGCAACTACGTAACTGCCTGGCAATCAGAGAGAAAAAACTTTCCCCCTCAGTCTCAGCAAGTTACAGCTAGGATTCCACGAATGCCGAACTTTGGGTGTTGACTTTAGTCTATAGCACCGTATCTTTGCCTTATACAAACACAACGAGATCCCATGGCCACCCTTAACCTCCTTTGCAGCGATGATCGGCTTGCCGAAATGCAGGGCTACGCTTGGAGCCTTTCCGAACTGCGCGACCTGTATGAAACGGAGCGTGAGAAGGACGCCCAGCTGATCCAACGCCTGCTTAAGACCCTCGATCAGTGCAAGAAGCCTGACCTGTTTGACAACCTGCACATACACTCAGCCTTTGAAGCGGCTGCAAATCAAGGACACAAACTCCCCCAGTAACACATGATAAGCCCACAACTGCAAACCGAACCGATGTACCCCTCCACCCTCAAGTACCGCAATGTCTACGATGGCCGTACCCGAGTGCTGCGGTGTGAAGATGGTGACCTGCGTAGCCTGCGCAACATAGGCGAGGCTATGGTCCCCAAAGTTGAGCAAGAAGAGGGGGGAGAGTGGTACCTTGCCCAGGTAACCCGCACCAACGGCGACTTCTGTTCGTTCCCCCACCCTGAAACCTGCTGAACAACATGCCTACTATAACACGACATCAATGGCTCACCTCCGCGTATTGCACCTGGAAGGACCACTATGAACGCCAGGGAATCCGCTGGGGACAGCACCTTTGGAACACCCTTGTGGTGGAGCACCCACAATTGGCGCGCGAGATGAGGCGCCAGGGGGTAGATCCGTTCTATGACAACGCCAAAGTGCCCAAGTTCCTGCACTACACCCGAACTCACTGGAACTCAACGTATTACATGCAACCCACTGGGCCTGAGGGAGTTAGCACCGGTTCATAACTTTTTCACCTTGGAACTGTTGCCTCAACGCCAAAACACCGTATCTTTGCCTTCATGAAACACAACAAGGACTGCCCCCTGTATAAGCAGGAGATCAAGATCATGCGCAACATCGCGATCGAGCTTCGTAGCAATGGATCACTGGGGGAATACCGCACGTTCTCCGAACCCCGCGCTAATGGCCGCAGGCTGAAGTTCTGGGGGGTCTACCGGGGGGTGAAGGCCTCCGTACTGTTCAACCTCGAAGACCGAATCGCCCAGGGCTTGCGTGTGGCTGGCTATCAACTGAAGTGGAAAGTCTACACCTCGGGGTTCTACCACACTACCAACATCGATATCGTGATCACCCGGATCGGTTCATAACTTACTGTTGCCTGCTTGAGAAAGTTGGCGTATATTTGATTCAACACAAACAAACCATAGGCAAACGCTGCTCAGCCTTTAAGGAGCTAGCAAAACAACAAACAACAAGACAAGACCATGAGTACCAAGAACAACACCTCCCTGACCTACCCTTGCATCGTCAACATCTGCCAAGCGATGGGCGCCAAGCGCAAGGACCCTGTAATCCGTGCCCTCAATGCCCAAGCCCCCGAGGGTGAGGTCGAGGACCTGAGCAAGATGATCGTCTACCCGACCTTGCGCAATGCGTACGTGGCCGGCTTCAACCTGATCAAGGAGACCCTGGAGTCCAAGTGGCAGCGGATCTCCAAGGCGGAGACTGCCGAGATCTTGAAGGCACTGGCGGAGACCGGTAAGCTGCCGGAGAAGCCTGCCAAGGTGGTGCCTGTCAAGGTCGCCAAGGTGAAGGTCCCCAAGACCCCAGTGGCTGCCAAGGTGAAGACCCCAAAGGCGCCAAAGAAGGCGAAAGCTACCCCTGAAGTGGAAGCCGAAGTGGCCACCAGTGAAGTGGAGAGTCCTGCGCAGGAGGCCTGATCTAGCTGAGCCTCAGCGAGTTAACTAAGTGACTGAGCCTCAGGGGGTTACATATCCTCCTGGGGCTCAGGTGTTTATCCGTAGGCTTCCAAGAGTAGAGGAAAATTGGTGTTGACTTTAGTTGTAGTTGGGGGATCTTTGCCTTCATGAAACACAGCGAGATCCTCAAGGCCGGAAAGGCACGGTTCACATTGGTCGATGGTGCAAAGGGTCGCAGGTGGTCCTTCCAGGTGGCCAAGCTCAAGCCCCACGTAATGCCCGGGCGTTATGGTGGACCCTTTCAAACCCCGCCTGCTGCGCAGTATGCAGTGGGGGTGTTGACCGGTCCTGATAACACCCGTCACTACACCTACCTCGGGATGCTGGGTAGTACAGCCCAGCCCCTGCGGGCAACTGCCAAGAGTAAGTTCGCCACAACTAGCGTGGAGTTCCGCGCTGCGGAGTGGGCACTACTCAATCTGCTGCGTGATCAGCACGATGCGATCACTGCCAAGGGGTTCGAGGTGATGTGGGCAACTACCTGCGCTCGATGTGGTAAGGTGCTGACAGTGCCTTCCTCGATCGATAGCCGCCTTGGTCCTGAATGTGCTAAAAGCTGCTAAGCATGTGGGAAACTATCCTGATCAAGGCACTCACTGCAATCATATCAGTCATCCTCGCGTTCGGCACCATGTACGTCATAATACTAGCCATCGCCATTCCGGCAATCTACTTCCAGGAGTGGAGGGACCGAGTCAACTTCCGCAAACGCAACAAGCGGAGCGGTTCATAACTTGTTCATAACTTTCAGTTGCACCAAACCAAAATAGGGTGATCTTTGCCCTAGTCCAAACGAACACACAAGCACATATGAGTACAGTACAACAGTACCCCCTTCTGGCCGAGATCAAGCAAGCACCTGGTAAGGGTGGCAAGCTGACCGTCCGAGCCTACGATGTCCGCACTGGGGGCGACATCACCCGGGAGATCGTATACGTCACCATACAGGGGGCGTTCAAGAGCAAGGAGTGGCTGTTGAAGGTCTCCGAGGTCGACCGCTGGATGCGAGTACCTTCCGGCACTACTCTTGCCGAGGTAGGCACGATCTCCACCCCCACTGGCAAGGCCCAAAGTGCATCCCCAATACAGGGGGAGCTGGATGCCAAGAAGGCTGCAGCCAAGGCTGAGAACGATCCGATCTTGAAGCTGATCCACTCCTCACCCCAGCAGCGGCCAGAGAGCTTGATCTGCGCTGACTTGACCTGGAAGATGATATGCCGCAGTGTGATCCGGGGGCGTAACATCATGCTGACTGGCCCTACGGGGACAGGTAAGTCCCAAACTGCCTTTGCTGCGGCCAAGGCGATGGGCAAGGAGGTGTTCTATATCAACCTAGGTGCTACGCAGGACCCACGGGGAGCACTGATCGGCAACACCCACTTTGCCAAGGACGCTGGTACGTTCTTCAATCAAAGTGCGTTCGTCACTGCGATCCAAACTCCCAACACCTGTGTGGTGCTGGACGAGATCTCGAGGGCGCACCCTGAGGCTGCCAACATCCTGATGACCGTATTGGACCCTAACCAACGGTACCTGCGCATGGACGAGCAAGTGGGGACTCCAACGATCAAAGTGGACCCTACAGTGTCATTCATTGCCACTGCCAACATCGGATCGGAGTACACTGCAACACGTGTACTGGACCGAGCTCTGATCGATCGCTTCTCGATCATTGAGATCCCCTTCCTCAACACTGCCCAGGAGAGTGGTCTTGTGCGTCAGCTGTTCCCAGCAATCGAGCAGGAGCAAGCACAGAACCTTGCCGAGATCGCTACGGCCACCAGGGCTGAGGTGATGGGTGATAGTGCTCGGATCACTACTCCAGTGTCCACCCGCAGTGTGCTGGAGATGGCTGGATTGATCACCGATGGCTTCACTTTGAGTGAGTGTGCCGAAGTGCTGATCTATCCTCTGTACTCCCAGGAGGGTGGGATGCAGAGTGAGCGTACCTTCATCAAGCAGTTGATCCAAAAGTACATCAATGATGGTACGGCGGACAACCTGATGGGCACTCCTGCGGTTACTGAAGACTTTGAATTCTGAACGACACCATGATGACGAAGCAAGCAACAATGACCCCCCAGCAGAAGGAATTCGCTAAGCTGAAGAAGTACGTTGACAAGCGAGCCCCAGGTGCGCACGTGCAAGCAAGGCAAGTAGGAGATCAGATGTGGTATGCATTGATCGATGGCAAAGGCCAGCCTATTGTGGACCCTGATCTCCTAATACCTCCAGCCCGCTCAGTACGAGAGGCTTGGGAGCAAGCAAAGTACTGTGCGTGGTTCTCCAACATGATCCGAAAGTCCAATGCTGCGTTCTGTGACGAGAAGATCTTCCGCAGTATTGCAAAGGAGCGTGGAGGGGATGATTAGGCGTGAAATCTTGGATCTGCGGCACGATCTCCTTGTGGGTGGCATCAGGGTGCAGCCAGAGGACGATCGTGCCTTAGAACCGGGATTTTGACTAACTTACTGAGGCTCAGCGGATTAACTTTATTCCCCCTGAGCCTCAGGGAGTTAGCTATCGGTTCATAACTTACTGTTGCCCAAGCCTCCAAGAAGGGGGACCTTTGCCCTACACAAAAAGCACGAGCTCTATACCAAGCATGACGACCACAAACTCAAATACCGCAGACCTCCGCAAGCTGATCGAGTCCAGGACCCGTAGCAAGGCTGTGAGGGGGCTGAAGGATGATCGAAGCTTCTCTTCGTTCTGGATGGACAAGGATGATTGGGGTACCTCATTGCCTGAACGATCGTACGGTAAGAAGGGTGCCAGCCTAGTTGAGCTGATCAAACTGAATGCCTACCGTAAGGCAGTGGTCAACTTTGTCAAGATCATCTCCAAGAAGGACATACCGGTAGTGTGGTATGGTGATCAGTCTTTCACCAACGGTAAGGCCATTTGCTTGAGCTCCGACATCAGTGCCAAGAACTTCGATGTGGTGGTGGGCTTGGCCTTGCACGAAGCTTCACACGTATTGCTGACTGACTTTGAGGTACTCAACAGTACATTCAAGCCTAAGCCCTTTGCAATGACTCCCCTGGCCGACAAGGTCAAGGAGATGGCCATCAAGATTGACAAGCACTTTGCTACTAGTGTGTGGTCGGCTACACACTTCATCCACGATATCCACAACTGGATTGAAGACCGGAGGATTGACCACTTTGTGTTCTCCACCTCCCCAGGATACAAGGCTTACTACCACAAGCTGTACGATCACTATTGGAACACCAAGGATGTGATCCGAGGGATCCGTAGTAGCCGTTACCGCGACTCTAGTAACCTGTACAGCTGGGAGTTCCACATCTACAACTTCCTCAGCCCAGCTATTGACCTCAATGCTCTCAAGGGGCTGAAGGAGGTGTACGCAGCAATTGACCTCAACAACCCCCAGCGCTGGACTAGTGTTGAGGATACCATCGAGACTACCTTGCAAGTGATGGAGGTGATCCTGGCTAATGCTGCTGCTATACCACCAGCGCTGAAGGATGTAGAAGACCCAATCATTCCACCCCCACCTTCGTTCTTGGGGGGTGAAGATCCACTGCCTACCATTGGTACCAGTGTACCACCGGAGGCCGATCAAGAGGAGGAAGAAGATCGGGATGAGCCTGAGGAGGAGCAACCAGAGCTGCCACAACCCACTGAGCAGCAGTTGGACAACATGCGCAAGCAGATGGAGATCAACAGCTTGTTCGGCCAGCAGCAAGAGGAGGAGCTGGAAGAGCAAGACACCGAGGAGCAGCAAGAGCAAGATACAGCACAAGATCAACCCACACCTGCGGACACCTCTTCTGCGGCAGCGGATGCGGCGCGTAGGGCTCTTGATGCACAGCGCAACTTCCTCAACGGAAAGGGGATGAAGAAGGAGGCTAAGAAGAATATGCAGAAGCAGCTGGAGAGCCTTTCCACCCAGGACCTCGAACTACAGACCACTCAGTTCAATGGGGTAGTTGCTGTTGTGCAAGACTACACCAGTGCCAACGTACTGAACTACATCAAACTCGCTCAAGCTAAGGTCAACGCTACCACTGATCAGCGGCACGAGATTGACAAGCAGCTGGCTGAGGCCAACAACTTTGGTGTCAATCGTGAAGACTTCTATGCAGTAGGGCTTAGTCGCTACACTGCAGCAATCACTCAGGGGATTGAGCTGGGTGGTCTGCTGAGCCGTAAGCTGGTGCAACATGCCGAACAGCGGGTAACAGTTACCAACAGGCTGAGGAGCGGTAAGGTTGATCCTCGTAGGATCCCACACGTAGGGTATGGGATTGAGAGTATCTTCTCACAGACTAACATCGTACAGTGCAAGCCTTCACACATTCACCTCTCACTGGATGCATCGGGGTCAATGAGTGGATCACGTTGGATCGAGACCATCAAGATGACCATTGCAATTGCCAAGGCAGCTTCCAAGGCTCAGAAGATCTCAGTGTCGGTAGATGTCCGCAAGAACCTCAACGAGCAAGTAAGGACCATGATCATCTACGATAGCCGCCGCAACAAGTTCCACCACCTGGTGTCCACCCTGGGGTGCATTAGCCCAGATGGAGGCACACCAGAGGGATTGTGCTTCGATGCTCTGATTACTGGCAAGCACTTGACCCCGGGGTCACCTACACTGGACAGCTACTTCATCAACCTCTCTGATGGTGAACCTGCAGGCCCAATGAACTACTATGGTAATGTAGCAGTGCATCACACCCGCAAGCAAGTAGAGCGGATTGGTGCCCTGGGTATTAAGACCCTTAGCTACTTCATCAGGGAGTCCTACAACAATGAACCACTGAAGTGCTCAAGTGCATTCACTCAGATGTATGGTAGTGGTGCCAAGGCAATTGATACTAAGAACGTAACTCAGATTGCCACTACCTTGAATGCCATGCTGATGTCTTCCCACCAGGCATAGAGGGGTAACAGAGGGGGTATGAGGGGGGCTTCCTAGCAGGGGGGCCCCCCCCCTGTTAATAGGGGGTGTTATCGCGGGGGGGTCCCCCCCTGTTTTAGCGTGTTTTTAGGGGGGATATAGGGGGGGGTACCCCCCTGATAGATACGTGAAAATGCATGGGGTAGGGCTGTATGGAGGGCGGGTGAGGCCTATTTTCTTTCCGATGCCATTTTTTTCTTGTATAGAGACCATACACTCTGGGCCCCACTGCGTGGGTGTCTGCCCTCCCCTCCCATAGTCCTCCTCCTCCCTCACTAGCCTCTCTTACCCCCTGCCCGAAGAGTTGGTTGGTACGCATTAGAAGGGTTATGTTTGTCACACTATGAGAAAAGCGATAACAACCTCTGCTGTAGTACTAATGATGCTTTGTATTACGTCATGTGAGATCTTTGAGATCAATGGCTATACATCAGGCTGGGTGTACTCTAATAGGATGGGGTACGGCGGACAGTGTTATTGTGGGGTCTCAATGAGGATGCAGGATGGTAGTACGGCCAAGGTGAGTGTAGCCTGCCCTTGTGATATTCAACCTGGGGACTCTTGTAAGTTTGTGTTTGGTAGTACTCAAAAAAAAGACTCTCTGTAAGATGAGCTACTTGCAAGATCACGGATGGGTCGATAGACTGTTCTTGAAGAAGAGTGAGTACCACCTCTCTCATTGGTACAGATGCTTCACGATAGGAGATCGCCAAAGTACTACTATGATCCTGGTTGGATTTGGGCTTGTAGTGTTTGCTATCTTGTGGAACGGCTATAACATATTCAGTAGATGAGTCAACCCAAGCTAAAGAGCAATCACGTTATGACGTTTGGCAAGTACAAGGGCCAGACTCTAGATGACATTGCTGACCAAGACCCTTCGTACATCATTTGGCTCACCGACAACAACATACTGGACATCAATGTCAAGCTAGTGTTTGATTGTCTTGCTGATTCGATGGAAGGCCCTGATTGGATGATTGGGATGGAACATGAAATGAACAATGACTAAGCAATGCAACTAGACTTTAACTTTGGTCCTCTAATCTTGTTTCTAGTATTAGTTGGTGCCTTGCTTATGTTTGGCATCAACGAGGCCTATGATAGATTAACTGGCCAAGATGGTACTATAAGGGTGGAGCAACCAATTGAGCCTTCGATTGAGTTGATCATAAGAGACAACCAAGTGGATACTGTGTATGTGTACGCTAAGCCCTAACAAATGAAAGAGCGCGGACTGATACTCCCGATCGGAGATGGCTGCGAGATTATGCTACTTCACTACTGGCGTTGCTGGCTGGGGCATGATTGGGTGTATGGGGATCGTGATCAGGAACGAGTGTGCTCTAAGTGCAACAAGCGTATGCTGCTGCAGTTGACTAATAGTGGAATGACTAAGTCGTGGTGCTGGTGGAGGCCTAAAGAGGCTGTTGCTTAGTTCTATCTGGATTGCTTATATTTGATTGATGCCTGAGTTAGCTACATACTGCCCGAACTGCTTCACGCCGAACGGCGATGATCATAGGTGTCCAACCCATATCGTGCACCCGCCTGTGATAAGAATAAGATCTAACTTTGGACCAGGATCCGTGATCCAGTTGTGGGACCCAGCAGAGCATGTTGCAATGTACAATCCTGAACTCAGGACAAGAGCTCATACGCTACTCACACTTGCCCTACAACATGGCTGGCCAGTAGCGAGGTTGGAGAGTCCTCACACACACTCTGACCCAACCACTCCTGTGTTGGAGAGATTCCTAGAGTACATTTGTAAAACCTCCAAGGACACCAATGTTGGTAATATAGTACTATACTACAGAGAGCGGGAAGGGTTAGCGTTTTGTCATAAGAAGGACCTACCATCTACCTGCACGGTGATCTCCTATGAGCAAGGTTGCCAAGTTCTGTCCATCCCTCCTATCCAAGCTCAAATTGATCTCACACGGATCGAGGACCTTGATAAGTTAATGTGCTTCTTCAGGCCAACGCCGAGTGAGTATCAAAGGGGTGACCTCGTATACGACTTAGCTTGCAGTCGTGTAGGTGTGGTTGGTTATGTTCGTCGGCAGAACTATGGGACTATAGTACAATTAAGACGAGGTGGGCAAACTTATGACCGGTCTCTAGATGGGGTGATTGCTCTACAGCTAAGCTACTATCCTAATCCCCCAAGAAGCCTCCTATACCAATTTACAGAAGGCCTTCCGGGACAGACCCTACCCAACCTGATTAAGGCCATCCTAACTATCAAACAACAAACAACAAACAACAACAATGAAGTATCTCGATCTACTGAAGGCACAAGGAACGGAGAAGGAACAGCTCAAGCAGTTTACGTACCAGGCTGCAAAAACCAAATTGCAGTTGGAGTCCACAATCTTGGAGACTCAATCTGCTATCGAGGAGGCCAAGCAGGAATTGGAGTCGATGAAAGCTACCTTTCCACTCAACCCACAAGAATTGGCTGATCAGTTCGCCAAGCTGGAGAAGTTTGAGAAGGGTTTGAAGTTCCTGCAGGGCCTGTCGGCTGAGTTGTTTTAACTCCCTCCGCTCAAGATTGTAGTGTGCACTTCATTGAGGTGTGCACTACTTATTACCAATGTACAACCACTCCACGCTACTAACATGACAAAGTTGACCGGTAAGATACTCAGAACCTTGATCAGGGAGGAGTGGACTAAGTTGAAAGAGGAGACCAGCTTTGATGATGGTACTAAAGACTCTAGAGGCTTGGTTAAAGCCTTACAGGACTATGTTAACAACAACTTAGAAGGTCCTGCAAATGTACTAGTTGATATGTCAGATAACTGGGATGGACAACCCGCTTACGTCATCTCACAGGCAGGAGGAAGCGGTGCAGCCTACAAGCTAACAGGAGAGCCTCACACCGATATGAGAAGTCGAGTAGTATCAAGTCCAGACCAATTGGATACAAAGCGAATCATCAATGTCACTCCTGAAAAACTGAAAGCATGGTTGAGTGGTACAAACACACAACCTCTAGCCCCCAACCTACCACCCGCACCAACCTCTAACCAGATTAAGCGATGAAATTGAAGAGCCTTCTAGCCCCAAAAGCTAAGCTCAAGGAGCAACATGAGTTGGGTGATATGACCAAGGGTCCAGGGTCAGCTGCCCGCCTTAGGGTAACTAATGATGTCTACTTTTACGTAGTGACTAAGGCATCTCCAAATTCTGAGATAGGTGACATCTTCTTCAAGGTTGATCCAATTGGATTTGCCAATCAGATCCGAGGTGGGTTGAAGCCTGAAGAAATTGTGGTGATCACTTCCGATATGGAAGAGGCCCGTGCTGCAGCCTTCGATCAGGTTGAAGCTCCTGATGATCAGCCTACTGGGTCATCACTGGTGCCTTCACAAGACCCCACCGCTGCTGAAAAAGGTAAAAGCAAATACTATCAGAGCAGACAGTTCGTTCGTGAGAAGTCCAAAACACCTTCAACCCAACAGTAGTAATGCTATTGCAAGTCGACGTAGGAGTATTTGAACACCTAGCCGAGTATGGTGTACTTGGTCTAGTTACCCTAGCGTTAGGCTTCGTGGTGTGGTACCTACTACGTCGTGCTTTGGCATTGGATGATCGAGTGTGGTTGCATGCTGATGAGCTACAAAAGGAGCTAACCAACTACATCAAGGATGATAGGGATAGGGTTACTACCGCTCTCAACAACAACACCGAAGCTCTAAACAACCTGAGGGAAACTCTTAACTCTAAGCGATGATGCTACCTAGTAAGTTAGTCAACACTAAAGTACTACTAGCAGCTGTGATCGTATTCATCGGCTTGGTTGTACTGGGTATTGTTGATACGGGGATCAGGCACGTCGATGTAGTCGTCAACAACATCATCCTAGTTGAGCAGAATGACAGCCTCAAGTACCAGGTTGCTAAGCTGCAGCAGGTAATTGACACAACTGACACTCAAACCATCGACTCCCTAGCCAAGGAATCAGCAGCTAAGGAGCTCCTTGTGCAAACTATGACCGATCAGCTTGATAGCACCAAGCAACAACTTGAATATGAGAAGCGCAATAGTATTATTAGCCCTTACAATACTATCCCTTACCGGATGGAGCCAGTCGAGCTACCCGGTACAGAAGATAATTGAACAAGGTGATACCTTGGTCATCATGACTAAGGGCCAGGCGGATCAACTCAATCGAGGGTTGCAGGTCCAGGCTAACTACATCAAAGAGCTCAAGCAGAAGTACGATCGCCTTAAGGTCAATCACTTCAACCTGTTGCAGAACTTCGAAGACTGTAGAGTGGAGTTGGCAAGAACCAACAAGTACAATGACTCGTTGATTGACAAACTAGGGTCCGACATGGCTCTGCTATATAAGGTTAACGACAGTAGTGAGGTGTTCTTCGTAGACTTGAAGTACTATACTGTGGATGTCTTTAGTAAGGGTACTATCTTTCTAACTTCGATGAGTGATCCTCAAAGGGCAAAAGCCAACCTACACTTAGTTGCCTATCCAGACTGGAAGTACATCAACATAGCTAACGAATTTGATCCTGAGTATAGGAGCTTTGTCGACTTTGTCAGACTGTATCCCTCTCGCTATCAAACTAGGTTGGACCAGGAATTATACCTAAGGCGATGATCAAACTGAAGAGTCTGATTGGTGAGATAACCTTAGGTTCCGGACACGCCGGCACAAAGGATACGGTAGTTGATGTGGGAAGTTTTGTTAGCCGCCTCGATAAGTTGGGGTTTGATATCAAACCATCTCTCTACGTTCGAGGTCTTGAGGGTGATGCCCGTGCTAGGGCGATTGGTGTACTACCGTCTGTAGAGCTACCAATTGAACAGTTGAAGGCTCAAGCTGAGCCTGTTGATGGGCAGCCAGGACTACACTTGTGGTCTAATCAACTATACGATAGACCATTCTACTACCTACTCAACTTCAACGCTACTGTGATCAAGGATTTAGTGATTGCAACCTTAGAGGGTGATAGGCGATCGCTAGGCATGGGTTACAGTCCTAGCACAGCCTTCAACCTTCCAGCCTTAGAGGTGCACTGGTCTGGAGTCGCTGATCAGTTCCGCGGTAAGGGATATGGCAAGCTGATCTACAAAGCAGTACTAGAGAAGGAGGGGACTTTGTATAGTGACACTATACTGTTTAAGGGAAGCTACGGTCTGTGGACTAACTACCTTCCCTCAATCTCAACCTGGTACGGAGGCTTACTTCCCATCTCTTGGATCAAAGGAGAAGACTACTCACTTCCAATTGCAATAACCACACAGGAGGCTCAATCTAAGGCCTTTGCTGAGTCGGCCCTATCTGGCTTTATTGCCTCAGTCAGACCTTCCACTCAACTTCGAAAGTTAGGGTACAACCTTAAGGGACTGTCTTTCACTAAGGGGGAGTATATGGTGATTGGACTTGCACAAGATGCTGATGTAGCGTCCTTTGTTTTAGATCGTGATGAAGCTGCAAATGGTGAGCCAGGAGGAGATCCTCTCAATGCACTCGAAGCAGCTAACGAAAGCGATAGCCTGATAGAATTTCTAGAGAGCCTTGAACGAGGTATGGATATGGAGCTAACGGGAGAGCTTTACGTAATCGACCCTGCAAAGCGCTCCACCAACGTACAGCACCAACTTGATAGCCATCAAGTGGCCAAAGCAAAGACAATTGTACTTTGCTTTTCAGATGCCACAGCCATAGTTAAGGATCTAGGATCCAAGGTATCATTAACTCTAATCTAACAACAGCACCAACATGAAAAGTCTATCATATGAGCAGTGGGTAGGTCTAGTCCGCCACGGACTGACCATCGTAGGAACAATTCTAGTAGCTAAGGGTACGATCGATGAGTCCAACTGGACCATCATCACTGGATCGGTACTCGGCATGCTTTCAATGATCTGGTCTGTCCGCTCGAAGTCAGTTTAAGTTTGGGGTTGCAGCCAACATAATGGCTGGGCTATGTTTGTTTCAATGAAGAGCACTAAGGCACTCCTAAAACAAGCAGAAGCAACACAACCCTACGTAGGCTATGTCCGAGAGCACCTCAACCTAGTAGGGGTTCGAGTGCGTAAGTGGATGCCATGGGATCCTGATAGCTGTCGTTATGAGGCCTTTCGAGACACTCGCCAGGTACTTCTCCCTATACCAGTTGACACTTGGAGCTTCATGGTGTGCTTGCATGAGATAGGACACATTAGTATGGGAGAGCGAGTGTTCTCTTATCTAGATGAGTATGTGGCTGAGCAGTGGGCAATTAAACGAGCTGAAAAATTCCACGGTATAGTCGACCTAGCCTATCAGGAGGATGCCAAGCGCTATGTTTGGATGCACATCATTCAGAATAGGCTGTTCTACAATCTGAAGACCGAGAGGATCAAACCATACGTGTTAGATTGGATTGGAGCTACCCCTCAGCAAGTAGACTTGGATGTTAAAGTGTTCCATGCACTGCACGGCACTAACTCCTTGATTCTCAGGTGATTACGGTAACTCCCTGAGAATCAACAGGTTATAGATCCAAAATCCTGGTTTTAAGCGACGATCGCTCCAACCTGGTGTCTCCTACCCGTGAAGCCAAAAAAACGTGGCAAATCCAAGATTTCACCGCTAAAAACATCCGCCTTTAGCAATGTCGAGATTGCTCAAACTGGAGCATCCGTTTAACACAGCATCCAACTTGGAGATTGAGTACCTTCCAGGGGTGTGGAATAGGGTGACAGCCAACTGGTTCAGATCGTTTGTTGGCCAGCGTAGGATCGACAACCAACCTTACCGAGGGCCAGTGTTCTACGAAGGTACCAATATCCAGTACAACATAACCAAATCGGACCGAGCTCGCATCTTGTCAATCGAGGAGCTAAATGACAAGAAGTTGGTGGAGAGGTACAGGATTAAGAGGATCATACCTATGCCTGGCACTCGGAGGACTAGGATCGTTTAGTTGCATCTTTTTCGAGGGTAGCCCTACGTATAAGGGGATAAAGTAACCCGGCAGACAATGGCAAAGGTATCTTCAAGTGGAGTGTTGATGGTGAAGTCTCGAAGGAAGAGGCCAGGGGTGCACGCTAAGTCTAAGACATCGAAAAACCGTCGCTCTAAAAATTATAGCAAGCCATACGCAGGACAAGGATAGTCTGCGTTGACTTACTGCAAAAAAGGGCGTATCATGTTCGTATACAAACAACAACATACCACCCATGATAATCACCATTATCGCAACTGTCTGCCTAGGCGCTTTTGTTGCCGCTCTGCTAATATCTCGTGCAAAACTCCTTAAGGAACGCAAGGAGTTGCAGGAGAAGTTCAAAGTAGCTCAGGACTATGCTGAATATGCTGCGAAGACCAATGCGCAGCTTACCGCAGCCAATAACGCTATATCTGCTGAGGTAGTTACTCTCAAAGAGGCAACCACCGCCAAGTCAAGTACAACCCCTCCTCCTAGCCACAAGAACGCTAAACTGAAGCAAGCGAGTGAATGAGCTGCTACCACAAGCTAGTTCAATCTAAGTTCATTGGGAATGCTCCTAAGGAGCTCCAACAGGCGCGCACTGCACTTGGACTGTCTGCACCAAAGCCTCTCACTCACTCCTACGGATTAGGTAAGCGCGTAAAGAGGGTAGTGTACAACAAGTACATGGAGTACTACGAGCTACTAACTTATCCAGCTGAGGTCTCCGATGAATTCTACCGCGATCTACACTACATTAAGGTAGATCATTTGCTATTTGCCTTTAGCGGCAAGAAGGCCCATATCGACAATGCGTGCGATCACAGTTACAAGGTCAATGGAGACATTCCATACTACAGAACACAACACCTAATCAATGGTAGAATGTTCTATACCGTGTTGATCGACATCCGTTTCTCGATGGTACCTCATTCTCCAAACTAGGTTTGCTAAGTCGGTTTTTTCTTCGTATTGTGTTGAAATGAGTAAGATCTTAGGTTGTAAGTTGTGTGGACAGATAGTGCACGATGTTAGTGATAACGCCGGAGCTGTCACCTGCTGGGAGTGTGTAGCTGGGATGGTCGATGAGCCACAAGCCTACAAAAAGAAAACTACTGGCTATGCACGAGGATGGAGGTTCATGAAGCAATTCGTGCATGCCGATGGTACTGTCTACCATAGAGGTGTGGAGCAACCCAAACTCAAAGGCACCTTGGAAGCCACTCCACCCAAGGTACCAGTTGATAAGAAGAGTAAAGTAGATCGGGCCCGTGAGCGGGAGGCTGATCTTGTAAACCTAGGCAAACTCAAAGCCCAACTCAAGAAGGAGACTGGGAAAATGAAGCAGAAGAAGTTGAACTCACAAATCAAGAAACTACAAAAGAAATTGCTATGAAGACCTTAGTACCCGAGCAAATCCAAGACAACTACAACACTCTCCTTGGTTACATCAACACCTACATTGCTAGCCCTCGCAAGGAGTTGGTGATCAAGCTGTATCAAGATCACGAGGATAGGATTGCCACTATGCCTGCCAGTGGTACTGAGCACTATCATAACTGCTTTCCTGGAGGCTACGTCGACCACGTAATTCGAGTGATTGAGACCTCGTTGCGCTTGTTCGATCTGTGGGCAGAGTTCGGAGCTACGATCAACTATACCAAGGAGGAGCTGGTATTTGCAGCTCTCAATCACGATCTAGGTAAGATTGGTACTGAGGATGCTGAGCAGTATATCATCAACGATTCAGAGTGGCACCGTAAGAATCAAGGCAAACACTACAAGAACAATCCAGTCAATAGCTTCATGACTGTACCAGATCGCTCGTTGAAGTTGTTGGCTGATCGGGGTATTCCTGTCAGTGAGCAGGAATGGTTTGGAATCAAGCTGCATGATGGGTTGTATGAGGAGGCTAATAAGAGCTACTACATTAGCTACGATCCTACCAGTCGGCTGCGCACCAACCTACCATATGTGCTGCACCAAGCTGACATGCTCTCAGCTCGTGTAGAGTATGAGGCTTGGGTTAGGGAGCAATCATCATCAACCTCAGACAAGAAAAAACGTACAGCCACAACAATGGCTATGACTGAGGAAACTAAGAAGGATCTACAAGGCGTATTCAATCAGATGTTCAAACCATGATTTGGATTCTCCTACTCTGCATCCTACTGATTGGCGGGCTGAGCTATCTCCTGTACATAAACACTCGTAAGGTAGATAAGCTTGAACTGTTCTGTGAGGCGTACGTGAGTTTTATCTCAGCGATGTACTTTAGAGTCAAGGATGTTCAAGAGAGGTTACAAGAAGTTGATCGCCTCGGAGCATTCAAAGCTGATGATGAGGTAGGGTTTGTGTTTACAGAAATCAACAGTGCAGTGAACGACCTTCACTTATTCATAACTAAGTACGTCAATGCAGACAGCCAAACCAAAGAGAACCAGGAGGAAGAGTAAGGACGCTAGTAAGGATCGATACTACTTTACTAGTGCAGTGGATGATGCAATTGTGCGCTACAATGCGACAGAAGATCCTTATGATCGTAGTTTGATCTATCAACAGGATATTCGAGCCCCGTTTGAGAAGTTGGTTGAGTTTATCATCAACACATTCAAGTACTATCGCTTTGGTGATCAAACTCCCCAACAAGCACAGCAGGAGGTTGTAGGCTTCCTGGTAGAGAAGTTAGGTAAGTTCAAGCCAGAGAGTGGAAAGGCCTTCAGCTACTTCAGTATGGTAGCCAAGCACTTCTGTATCCAACGCAACAAGGCCAATTACAAAAAGCTAACCTCTCATCACACTCTATCCAGCATAGGAGATTCAAGCCTTGAGAATAGGTTGGTGGCTGATTCATTTGATGAAAGCCAGTATGCTATACAACAGTTTCAGAACACCTTTGTGGAGTACTGGGATGCTAACCTAGATAGGCTGTGTCCCAAAAAGGGAGACAAGTACATAGCTGCTGCCGTTTTAGAACTATTCCGTCGAAGGGATACCTTGGAGCTGTTCAACAAGAAGGCCCTGTACATCTATGTGAGGGAGATATCAGACATCAGTGGTTCCCCTAAACCAACAACTACCCCTCAAATCACCAAGATCGTTAAGGTAATCAAGGGAAAGTACAAGGAGATGTATAAGGACTACCTAACGCACGGTCATCTGCTCCACAACAGAGTGTACTGATGATTATAGAGATCAGTAAGGAGAGTTTAGCTGCCATGCTAGGAGCTCAGGTCCAGGCCTGGAGAAGTGTTGGTGGTGGAGCTAATCCAGATGCTTATCAATTTGATCCTGCCACCACAGACCCAGAGGAGTTGAAACGTCTTGGCTTCTACGATAATAGAGATGCGTGGGTGGCAGGCGTTCAAATCAAGGTCCTTGAGGAGTATATTGAACAACTAGATAATCTACCTACCTGCATATGAGCTATAGTTTTCACACTCCTCTATTAGGGCAGGAGCAAGATCAGCTTGATCAAATAGAGCAGGATCACCTTGAGTTATCGCCCGTCCTAGTGGCATAGCCTAGGTAATCGGGTAGCCTCCTACCTATAGGTAAACAGCCTAGGTATGGACAAAGATTCGCTACTATTTGATGACAAGTCCTTCGCAGATTTGATGAGGGATGTGTACACCAACACTAAGAAGAAGGAGAGCCAAATCAAGGGTCTAGTGGATCAGCTTAGTGGCATGGTCAATACCCTAAGTGAAGCTTCCATGATGGTCCCTTTGATCAAAGAGTACCTCGAAATATCGGTTAAGAACGACGATAACTTAGTTAGGCTGACAGGCATCATCCAACGCTTGTTGGTCACCGCAGATCGGGGAAAAACCGAGGAATTGGGGCTAACTGAGGAGGAGAGGCAGCAGCTTCTTGCTCAAGATAAGACCGAGAGAGATCAGCTGCTACACGAGGCCCAAGACCTAATGGATCGCTCTAAATGAGCTTGTTCCTAGGCCTAGGGGATAACTACAAATCTGGGGCCCCTAATGGTAATGCGAGTGCAAGACAGCAGCTAGCTGTCTCTCCAGCCCAGGTTCTGGATGTGTGTATGGATGAGAGTTCACCACTATACAAAGATCCTAGTGACATAGGAGTAATCCGATTTCGTCTAGTTGGTATTGGTGAGGCCTACGGTAGGAACTTCGAGAATGAGGTCACTACCATTGCCTATCCCCTAGATCGATCGATTAGTCGGTATCCGCTGCCAGGAGAGCAGGTGATGATCTACTCGGCAATTGGAGATCAGCAACGTAGGAGTGCTGATAAGGACCAACTGAGCTCGATCCCGTTCTACAGTATGGTAGTTTCATCCCAGATGAACATTACCTACAACAGTCACCCTTTCATGGGCCACAATGAAAAGGTACTAGAAAAGGGTAGAGTTGTTCCTGTGCAAGAAGCCCAAGCACGATTCGATCAGAAGGTGGGAGACTTGTCCATGTTCAAGGACTCAGATAACCAAGTCAAGATCTTCAAGCAACTTAGGCCTTATGAGGGGGACTTCATCCTTCAAGGTCGCTTTGGTAACACGGTACGATTTGGATCAACCTCTGCAGTTACAGATGCTCCATGGTCGGCAGTTGGTACAGGGGCCCCGGGAATGTCTGGTGATCCCATTTTAGTACTCCGAGTTGATCGTAACAACACAACTAGCGCGAACCAGATGTTCATCAAGGAAGATCCAAACACGGATGATAGCTCTATTTATATGTGCTCAAGTCAACGAGTTGAGGTTAATCTATCGTGCGCCTCGAGGATGAAGACCTGGTCCCATGTTTTGGGAGTGGAGGATAAGACTAAGCTAGCTGCTGAGGGCATTGTCAATTCACTACAACCTTAGTTATACTTGTGGCAGAGACAGCAATCAACCCGGTACTAGAGCAGACCATTCAGGATCTGGTGACGTTGATCGATCTCGATCCCACTGCCTATAGTACAATATACAATAGACTGCTAGATCAGGGATTGCAGCAAAGTAGAGGTTACCTCAGCCGCGAGTCACTTGTATCACTATTAGACACCATCATACTTCCTTCAAACACACAGAGGGATAGGGGTTGGCAGGATACACCAATGAGCCCAGGAAGCTCTACTAGTGGTGGTACTATGAACGGAGTTAGTACGCAAACTCTTGAGAGCTTCTTCGATCTAATTTTCATCACCACTGCGTTTGGTAGTGTGGCCTACGAGGCCCATGCCATCAATCAATTCGATTGGAGGACTGATGAGTCATTGAAGAAACACCTACTATTCTCACTGTGTACCAGTAGTAGAATAAGCTCTCTCTTTTATCTTGCTCTTGCGTGCTCCTCACAGGCATTCTACCCGGTTCAAATCATGACCGTAGACCCTTGTGCTGGGTATCTGTTAGCACAATGGGCCTTCGAGACCAATCCTCAGGATGGATCATTCAATGCTACCGAGCTATCCTCAGTGCAAACTCCCACAGGAGCACCAAGTCCATTTCCCAGTACTTATGCTACTTCCTGGACTGCAAATTCAACTGCCGTTGTAGAGGGAGGTGGTGCTCGATTCTCTGCTAATGCAATCAAGGTCCGAGAGCAGTGGATCAAATCTATCACCACTCCAGTGGATTCTAATCCGCTGGGTGTTTGGCAGCAGAACTGGACCGATCGACTATTATCAGACAGCGATTCTCAACTAGCTACCCTAACTCAGATCAACAGTAAGTTCAATCTCAACGAGGATGGTTCCTACTCTAGAGTTGATCCCAATGAAGATAACAACCTCAAAGCTCTCGGTAAAACCTACCAAGACACTTTCTCGGCTGCCGCCCTCGTACCTGAAGTAGATCAAGCTGCAGTACCTACATCCAACCAAACCCAAGGGGATGGAGGTGCACCAAGCAATCTAGATCAACTGCTGTCACTAAGAAATGGTGAGGGAGGTAAGGTCAATACCTTTGGTGGCAGTCAGTTAATACTGAATAGTGATAGGATCATACTCAACACTCGTACGGACTATCTGATGTTGTTTGGTGGTGCAGGAGTAGCAATCTCTTCACCCAACCCGATTAACGTTGAGTCTGACTCCACAGTAACCTTGTATGGTGAAGATGGTGTATTCCTAGGTCTACCCAATAAAGGAGAGGCGATACCAAGTAGTACTCGTGATCTGGAATATGAACCAATGGTGTTGGGTAGTAAGTTGGTTGATATCCTCGAGGACCTGATTCTAACGATTCGGAATTCGACCATACTAAGCTCAGTTGGATCAGCTTACTTTAGTGAGGATACCTTGCATGAGCTGGCTGTACTTCAAGCACGCTTACCTGAGATAAAGAGTACCTTTGCTTACGTTGACGGAGTCAGTCATGAATCTAGCGATCCGTCACCAGGTCCAGCACCATCTAGTACACCTCCACCTGATGAACGCTCCGCAACTGCTGTAGGAGAAGCCTCTGCTGCCCCGACCACTCCTCTAACAGATATGGACGACTTTTACCAGACCAATCCACTTTACAACGATCCAGTCTAATGTCCGATATACGTTCTAGGGTAGTGGAAGTTGGTAACAGTGTGATCACTGTTAACGAGGTGTTAAGTCAGTTTAAGATACTGGCCGCAGAGTTGTTGGAAGACACTGGAGTGACGATTGGGTTGTCTGAGGGATATCGCTCACGATATGAGGTACTGGAGGAATTGAAGCTGCTTGTCAAGGACAAGAATCCACCAGACACAAGGTTCTCGGATCTACTCAATAGGCAGATATCTGGATCAGCTGAGTACCGTGAGTTTGAGGATTATCTTAAGGACCTTAGATCTACTCAGTTTGAACCACCCCTACCGCAGGATCAGATATCTGTAACAAACTCCTCGACGTCGATATACTACCCACCTAATCTACCCGATCGCGATCCTCGTAGAACAGGCCGCTTCGTTATCCCAGATCCACCTCAATCAATCAAATCGATGGAGGTGCAGGGTTGGTTGCTCAATAATAGCCTGCTGTATGGATTCTTGCTGTATGGTGATGTGGGATTGTACTACGTGGGTCTAGGTAAGATAAAGCAGCAAATCCAGGCTGGTACTTCCATCGTAGATGTTGTGTCTACCTATCAGGCTAGCGTTCCAACTCAACCCATCACCACCACAAACCAAATGGTACTAGGAGATATAGGACCTTCCTCCACAGGAATACCAACAGACGCAGAGTACTTGATTGGCACTCCTGTACAGGATAACAATGGCAACCGCCCTAGGTTACTCGTTATCAATGACAAGATAATCACTGAAGGTTTAGCTGAGGCTTACTTTGCTTTGAGAGACGCTGCAAAGCAGCAGGGAGTTACTCTTCAGATAGTCTCAGGCTTCCGCCCGGCATTCGGTCCGAACACTAGTGCGGAATCTACTAAAGGCCGTCAGATCGCTATTACCACCCAGGAAGGTATCCGCAGCAAGCGCTCTACTTGGCGTAACAGATCGACCTGGCCAGGTAATGATCAGGACTTTATCATGAATGCTCCTTCCAATCGATTCCAACCAACAGCAGCCCGCCCTGGCAGCTCCAAGCACGGTTCTGGATTGGCTTTAGATCTAAACACCAGCTCTCGACCGCACCTCAACACTAGTGTCTACGTTTGGTTGGTTAACAATGCACATAGGTTTGGATTCGTACGTACGGTGGCCAGCGAGGAGTGGCATTTTGAGTATCTTCCAGATCGAGCCCCAGCCGGGCCCTATGCAGTATTGGCAGATACCAATGCCAATCGCTTTTACTCTGATTTAGGACTCTCTGGGTTACCTGCATAGTTATGCCTTACAACTTTGAAGCTACCTTCACACAACCTCTACTTGCACAACTAGATGCTGGTGGTATAAGTGATGCTCGAAGTTGGGCAAATGCCATAACAACCAACTACCTCAATACCATTAAGCTGGGAATGCCTAGTGGTGTTGCACCTGTACTACCCGCACCTGGATTAAATCCTGGAGGTCCACCTCCCCCATTTACCATAGGTGTAGTTCCATTCACTACAGCTGAGGCTAGGAGACAGCCCATGTATAATGTGATACACGCCTATTTCGCTGTTAAGGAGTTGAAGCTGCAGCGGGGTTCAATCGAGTCTACGATCTCTACAATTAAGCAGTTGCTAAGAAAGGTTAGGGCAACTACTGCGCGCATCAAGACCATAAATGATCAGATCAAATCAGTAACCGCGGAGCTAGCTCAACTACCCACCTTCCTTAAAGATCTAGATGATGGGGTTAAGTTGTTCATTAAGGATCAGGTTAATCAGATTGATAATCTACTAGAGAGCATCCGAACAACCGAATTCGCAGCTAGTATGTCCTCTCAGGATTTCAATCAACTATTTGCGAGTGAACTTAGGATGATGGAGACCCTTCGTAGTTTCTCGGTCACAGATAAGGCTGGCCTAGCGCGATTATCTTCCTTCCTAGTTCAGCAGACTCGGGACTCAGATAGGGTTCTAGATTCAAGTAGACGTGAAGCTCTAATCAAGCAACACCTAACTAAGAGGTTAACCAAAGCGGTAAAGGAAGTCCTGACTTTCGTACAGATACCACTGCAACCCAACCTATTCATAGACTATGCCAACAATCTAGAGAGACAGTCCGCTAAGTTCAATAGGTTTGCACGAGCAATCCGCCAAATAGCGTTCATAGAGCGATTCATTCGTCCTAAGTTGGTTAGGTTGAAGGCTTCAATGCGGGATCTAAGGACTAACCTACACAACAAGCTACAACCTAAGATCATTAAGCTACAGAACAAGCTGTCAGCTAAGGTTAAGACCTATAATACTAAGTCAGAGGAAGGTAAGAGGAGTGGTTTGTTCAAGCGCGCTAATAAGACAGTCAAGAGGGCTAAGAAGAGCAACTCTGATCAGATTGCTAAGCAGACTGCACGTGCCAAGGCTGGTAAGAGTTTGATCAAGAGAACAGTCTCTATTGGAACTAAAATTACAGCACTTACCTTGGCTGTACAGCAGGAGATTCCTCAACTCAAGTCTGATTTGATTAGGCAGCGCGCCAGAGTGGCATCCCTGCAGAATACTGTCGATGATCTGGATCAAGCTAGAGCAGATGGTAATAGTACCAAGATAGAGCTAGATAAGTTGAGTGATTACATGGAGGGTAATGGGTTGGGTCCATTCTACCAACTAACTGCAAAGTTAGTAGTAGAGACAGGATCTAGTGCTAAGGAGGTGATTACTTTGCTTGAAAGGAGGAGGGCTCGATACAAGAACTACGGGTTGGAGATTGAAACCCTAGGAGCTGAGGTAGCCGCGGCTCAGGGGGATGTCAATACTCTTTTTGGGGGTAAGGCTCGACCTAAGAGAACCGGAGTGCGTCTGTGGTTGTCTGAGAGAACTGCTTCAATAAAGTGTCTACTTGAGCGTATTGTTAGGTGGCTTAAGCCAAAGCTGGCCAAGATAGCTGCTTGGCTAAAGAAGTTTGTCGCCCAGCTAGAATCTCTGATCAAAAACACACTAAGGAAGGTGGGCAAGGCGTTAAGCAATCTTGCTTTGAATTTAATACCTGTCCCAAGTGCCTCGCGCGACCCAATCAGTAAGAAGAACGCACGTCAAGCAAAGGCCCGCGCAGCAAAGGAGAAGCTCGCTCGAATCAAAAGTACCACCAAGAAGCTTGCTAGTCTAGCTCAAGCAACTCCAGCATTAGTTGCTCTAACAGCTAACATAGCTCAAGGTAGGTTTAAGCTATCCGAGAATCAAAGCTCAATCACTAAGCTATCCAATGCCTTATACGGTTACAAAAGGCAAGGGAAATCGCCTGCAGCTCAACAACAATTGGTTGCTGAACAAGGTAAGTTCAACAGTAACTTCCAATCTCTGATGGTGATTGAGTCAATTGCTTCAACTCTAGTACAAACATCTAGCACCCTACGTGGCCAAGCCCGTGCTGAATTTGATCGCGCGCTCGATTCCATAAAAGGAGTTACAACGCCCATCTCTCCAGCTGAGTCTAGAAGTGTTGAGGCGATCCGCCAATTCACAAAAACACCACCCCGCACTCTTAAGGAGCTTAAACAGGCTGGACAAGTTGCCACTTCATCAGTGATGCAGGATATATCAGCTACTAACCGATTGGTGGATGTGGAGAAGAGAGTGCTACGAACTACTCGCCAACTGATACAGACAATACTGGAGGATCGAAATCTCAAGCGAAGGTACCAGCAAGCATTAGCTGATGGGGATACTTGTGGACTGTTCTTCTCCGCTTACACCGAGCTGAAAAAGATTTCTGCAGGTCTACTGAAGCAACAGTCCCTAATCTTAATGTGTATGAAAGCTCTTGCAAAGTTGGTGGGTCAACTGATCAATTGGATTGGTAGGAGTGTTAAAAAGCTGGTTGATAGTGCCATCAAAGCTCTTAAAGCAAAGCTCGATAAGATACACAAGGGTGCTCGTAAGGACGCCAAGCACCGTGCTGGTAAGGGTCTTAATCTAGATGGTACTATTATGAGTGCAGTATTAGGCCTATCTGCACGCGCTCTATGGACTGGAGCAACCTGGACCGGACCAACTGGTAGTACCCACACCTGTTCAAGCATAGGAGGTTTTGCACCCAAGATGCGTGCTAAGGTTGAGGATGGTGCAACAGGTTTTGTTCGAGAGATGGCTCGTGGTTTTCAGAATCAACTACGTCTAATGAAGGGTGTAGTTACCCCTCCACCCGTAACTGGAATCCCTCCTTTACAGTTTGTAGGCTATAATTAAACACCGTTCCACTATGTATTACAAAGTGTACACATATGGACAGCAAACAGTTCCTCAAGGTCCTAGCAAAGCTAATTAGAGAGGAGGTTAGGCAGGCAGTTCGCGAAGAATTACGTACTGCGTTAGTTGAATCAAAGGCTTCACAACCGAGGACTGCCCAGAAGCCCGGGCTATTGGCACAGGCTTTGACACCAAAGCCCCGTCCCGTAACAGCGACCCCCACACCAAGGAGGTTTCAGATCCCTGGTGCTGTAGGAGACATCCTAAATGAGACAGCAATGGCAATGATGTCTCACCCTAGTCCTATTCCCGACACTGGGGAGTATTCTGATAGCGATTACGGTATGATCGAGGAAGGTGTCGCCCCAATCCATCAGGCAGCTACTCCTAACTACAATCCTAGTGGAGATCCAACGATGGCTTTTGTGAAGGATTACAGGGCTGTAGTAAAGAGTGCAGAAGCAATCCATAATAGCAAGTACTAGTGGCAACTCCAATCCGAATCAATCCCATTGACCTAGAGCTAGATGTTGCTGTGGGGATTGATCTACCTATGATTGGATCCACTGGCACTACCTTAAAACTGAACTATACCACCCTAGATCAGGCAAGTGCAAACGCGCGCAATCTACTGCTAACAGATAGAGGTGAGCGCTTAATGCATCCCGAGTTCGGCTGCGATTTACGTAAGTCATTGTTTGAACAGGTCACACCCAGCCTCTTGACCAAGATGGACTCTAGGATCAGGGAAGCCTTTGCTTACTGGCTACCCTACATTGCAATCAATAAATTAGAGCTCATCCCCCAAGACTCAAATACAGTTGGGCTTACCCTAGTAATCAGCCTTAAGGGCAATATGTTTGACACCAGATCCATAATACTAACCTTGAGTGTAGATGGCTAACAACAACACTCACCGCGCAAAGAGTGTCCCTTACTTGGGCAGGGATTTCAACAGCCTTAAGGCTGGGTTGATAGAGTTCACTAAGAACTACTACCCCAACACCTATAACGACTTCAATGAAGCCTCTCCTGGAATGATGTTCCTTGAGATGGCTGCGTATGTTGGTGATGTGTTAAGCTACTACGTGGATAGTCAACTCAAGGAGAGTTTACTTCTACATGCCACTGAGAGGAGGAGTGTACTGAATATAGCTACTGCTTTTGGTTATAAGCCAAAGCTGAGCACTCCTGCAGAAGTGGATCTAGACATCTTTCAACTACTACCTTCCTCAGGTAGTGGTGTTGGTGTAGCTCCTGATTTGGCGTACGCCATTCAGATTGGATCTGGAATGAAAGTACGATCTACTGTGGGTAGAACTGAGTTTATTGTACGTGAGGCTGTTGACTTTGCAAATAACACGCTCGAAGATCCAACAGAGATTACAGTATACAGTGTTGATGGAGCGGGCGCACCAAACTACTACTTAGCAAAGAAGGTACGCAGGGCAATATCTGCCTCTCGTAAGGTAGCGGAGGTGGAAGTAACCTCAGTCAAGAAGTTCCTCAAGTACAAATTGGCTGATACTAAAGTAATTGGAATCGAGAGTATTGTTGACTCCGATGGTAACACTTGGTACGAGGTACCATACCTCGCTCAAGATACCATCTTCGAAAAGGTGACCAACACAGCCTACAATGATCCTGACGCTGCAGTGTATAGCGAGGACACTCCATATCTACTCAAGTTAAAGAGAGTGCCTAGAAGGTTTGTTACTCGTGTAGTTGAGGATGGGTTGGAGATTCAATTTGGAGCTGGTATTAGTTCTGCTCCTGACGAAGAGCTACTGGCTCTCCCAGAGAATTTTGGTATCTCCCTTCCTACCGGAATTGAGAATCTTGACATCTCTGTAGATCCTCAAGCTCCAATCATTACATCAGCCTACGGTGTTGCACCTTCAAATACCACACTAACTGTAACCTACTTAGTAGGAGGTGGGGTGGAAGCTAACTCACCAAGCAACACAATAACAGACATTGTGGAGATGTCAACGGACATCTCTAACTTTCCATCGACCTCTCCTGAGCTCACTAACCTAATTGCAAGCTCCGTAGCTGTTAACAACCATACCGCAGCTGGTGGTGGTATGTCATTAGAGCCAATCGATGAGATTAGACAGAAGGCTCTTGCACAGCTGACATCTCAGAATAGGGCAGTTACTAGGGAAGACTACATTGTGCGAGCATATGCAATGCCTGCTATGTTTGGTAGCGTCGCTAAGGTGTACATTACTCCGGATGAGCAAGCTAATCTTGCAACCAGTGAAGTCAATGATACTGTTGCCAATCCTCTCGCTCTCAATATGTACCTACTTGGGTACGACAATAACAAGAACCTGACCCAGGCTAATAGGGCTATCAAAGAGAATCTCAAAACCTATCTCTCTCAGTACAGAATGCTGACGGATAGTATCAATCTTCGTGATGCCTTTATCGTCAACATTGCAGTTGAGTTCGATATCGTACCCCTACCAGATTACAATCTAAATGAAGTGCTGGCCCTATCAATACAGGCCATGAAGGACTTCTTTGATATCGATCGTTGGCAGATTAACCAACCAATTGTGTATGGGGATATTGCGGGTGTGTTGAATGATGTTCCTGGTGTACAGAGTGTTGCTAAGGTGCAAATAAAGAACCTCTACAACCAATCAGATGGATATAGTAATGTAGCCTACAACATCGCTGAGGCTACTCGCAATGGTATTGTGTACCCTAGTATCGATCCGTGTATCTTTGAAGTAAAATACCCCAACTCCGACATTAAAGGTCGTATAGCAAGCTACTAAGATGGTATTAAAGTTCTACCCCTCCAAAGATGCAACCATCTACGAGCGCTATCCTAGTAGGAATACTGGCCTAGATGCCAGCCTCGAGATAGCTAAGCAAAAGACCGGTACCACACTATCTTCCAGCCTGTATAACTCAAGGGCGTTGTTGGACTTCAACTACAGTGCCATATCAGCCAGTATAGTGGATATGGGCTTAGATCCCAACCAATTTGATTGGAAGTTGCGTCTATATGCCTCAGAGGTTAGTGAGATCCCTGCAGACTTCAATCTATACTGCTATCCCATTTCTCAGAGTTGGACTATGGGCATTGGGAAGTATGCAAATAGTCCCTCGACAACGGAAGGGGTTAGTTGGAACTACCGCACTGGATTGACTAATACCGGATCTGCGTGGTTGACTCAGTCGTTCGAGGTAAACACCACAGGATCCTACACTACCAATCCCGGAGGCGGTACCTGGTATACCTCCAGTGCCGCTAGTCACTCCTTCACTTACACCACTGCTGACTTTAGTTTTGACCTCAACGATATCATTCACGAGGTGCAGTCAGGCTCTATACCCTTTGCTGGAGTTATCATCATGAAGAGTGCTGAAGATGAGGCCTCTGCGATGACCTTTTCTAGTCTGAAGTTCTTCAGCAAGGATACCTCAACCGTATTTCTACCCACCTTGGAGGCACGTTATGATGATAGCACCTTTACGGGAAGTCTCCAATCGATTGATCCCTCTAGCATATTCAACATCGTACCGGTAAACCTGCAGTCAACGTATAGCGAGCTAGCAACTCCGATCGTTAGATTTGCTGCTCGACCTAGGTATCCTGCTAGATCATTTGCTACATCCTCTGCCTACCTAGATCGCTTTATCGTCTCGGGATCACAGTATGCAATACAGAGTGCTCAAAGTGATGATATGATTATTGACTTCAGCCCCTATACTAAGGTGAGTGAGGACTCCAGTGGAAACTACATCAAGCTACACATGGCTAGTTTTCAACCAGAAAGGTTCTATAAGATACTGCTTAGAGTGCCTAATTCTGGATCTTACGGCCATCAGGTGTTTGATTACAATTGGGTGTTCAAAGTACTAAGGGCTACATGAGGTATCCGGATGGAGCGTTAGTTGGTGATGCAAATGATAACTTCCAGGCAACTTCGTCTGTAAGCCTATCACCCCTAGTGACCTCTAGTCTCAACGAGAATCTAACAAGCTACGACCTACTTCCTGTAATTGTGAACAAAACTCCCACTGTAGTAGCGACAGTGGTTGATGGATCCACACCTCCAATCAAGTCAATTCACTTAGTAGATGGGAGTGGGCAAAGTATGTACGTTAATGCAAGTGGGGTAGTTAGGGTATGCATAGGCACAAGCATAACCTTACGATTTGCAGCTCAACAACCCGACAAGCTCAACGTTGAGAATGGCCTCCTGGTTATGATACCGGATCAAACAGATCTAGTGTACACCTGGAAGGTCAATGATATACCACTAGCAGATTTTCAGCTAGGTAGGCTTCGAAGTTCCTTGATGGTGGATCGAGGTGAGTGTGTGATCACCAATATCCAAATCACTCATAGTGGAACCTACCAGTGTGAGGTGTCGAATGATATTGGCTCAGTCCTAAGTGAGGCTGTGGTAATTGAGGTATACAATCCAGATGCCGACCCTAAGCTACACTCAAACCTAATAACCAACCCCTACGGCCAAGACGGCGTAGATGGTTGGAATGCCAGTACCTCGGAGTTTGTAACCAAGGAGATGTCCACTACCTCAGCTGAACAGTTCAAGGTAGTCAATAACATCAACGTGTTTGGGTATACGGCTGACATGATGCATCCAAGACCCTACCAGCTAAACCCTGGTGTGATAAGGGGCGTTGACCTAGCTAGCAACTTAACCAGGCGAGGAACATACTTCAGTAGAGCACCATATAAGTTCCTTGCTCGCGGAGGTAGTACTTACGTTAAGGCCTACCAAGATATTGATCTGTCTGACCTAGTTGATTTGATTGCTGGAGGGGTCTATGGTATAGGTGGTTTGCGGGGCATCTTTGGATGCTATATTGGTACTGGCATATCAAACTATGCTCCTACCGAGGAACTGACACCTATAAACAACCGTAAGAATAGGCGAGAGCACTTCTTCGGTGCACCTAGGTTGAGCGTTGAGAATTGGTTGGCTGCAGGGCAACCTGAGTTGATTGACCGTGCGTACGTCACTATTGAGGAGTTCCAAGATGAGACAAGACTAGCTAGTAGGTTACTCAACCAATCTGGACAATCTACCCTAGAAACTAGAGTAATCACTCTACACGACCCCTACACTAAAGCCATCAATCAAGCACCATCAACACCTTACTATCCTGGTTCAACGAGGTTTCCAACCGATCAGTATGAGCTGGGTTTTACTAGTCCTGGTGAGAGAGTAGATCGAATCCTCCACGCTGCAGATAGCTTGATGCCTAACTACGAGGATCGATTTACGTTTGGCCAGTACGTGGAGTTCAACAGGGTGATCCTGGACAAGTTGAATCCTAAAACTAACAAGATTAGGGTAGCGCTCAACTTCTTCTGTGAAGACTATAAGCTGATAGAACCAGGGACTCTATCGGAGCTAGGGTCTGATGAGGTTTGGGACTTCAGTGGATGGAGCAGGCCTGCGAAGAAGAATACCTTTGGTGAGCTTCCATCGAATACCGATTCCATTTTTGATCGACTGAACACATCTGATCAGATTCCAGCTACGGAGAAGTTTCTCACTCAACCAGATCCACGACCAATAATCACTGGTTTGGTTTTGGGATTGGTGCCGATTCTAAATGAGAAGCCCAATCTAACTAGCTTCTATACAAACCAAGCACTATCAACCAACAATGTACAGCAATCGGAGGTAACCTCTCAGCTATTGGAGGTACCCTTTGATCCATTTGAAAGGCGCCTCAAGAGACTATACACTACCTTTTCACACCAATCTAGCTTCTCAAGCTCGTCTGCAGACATAACAGCTATCAACTTCCAGGTTGAGCCTAACCAAGGAATACCCTACCAACTTCCAATCTTAGATCAACGACTATTCCCATTTACCACCGGCCTACCTGTTGATTTTCACATAGGAGGTAGTACCGAGGATGACTTCAATCTACTAAACTGGAGAGTGGTATCTACTCGAAGGGGGGATTTGGTTTCTGCTGGGGATTGGGGAAGCTTGCTTGCGCGCACTGGCAGTACTAATCTAGGTACCTCATGGAGCACATATACTGAAGTCAGTACTATTACAAGGAACCTAGCAGCTGCTAACCTGAGTTCAAATCTATTTGCAAAGGCTACCGATGGACCTGCAGGTGGGATGGTGTTCGATGAAAATGGATCACAGTCAATACCAAATGAGTGGAATGGTAAGGCTAGGTACATCCTACATTACGTCGTACGTGACAAGGGAGTTGATAATGCAGAGAGTAACCTAATACTGACGGTAAACACCTCCTACAATTCCAACCAGAACTACAATGATGAGGTTATATCCTCAAATGAGCCGTTAGTCTATAACAGCTACCTACTAGAGATCAAACACCCCACCACCACTCGTGATACAGATTCTATCGTAACCCTATCACGTACTACCGAGATGGTTGGTTCCGGATCACTTGATCCTATCGAGGTTGAGCATGGTATCAATTCGCAGGGGGACTTCTACTTCAAGCTGCCTAATGAAGTACTATACAACAACCCCGATCAAGGTGGGTTGGGTCTAGCTTTGTTTGGGCGATCCATTACTGAGGATGATATACTCTCCTTGAGCAGCAGCCTTCCTAATAGGAATCCAGATAAAGCAGTTAGCCTCTACGCCGTACAGGCTGTGGGTTATGGAGCTGTAAGTGGTAGTGATTTTGGTGGTACTCCTGTGTTAGGTTATGACACAGGAGGTAGTTATTACCAGGTTGAGATTAGAGCCATACAGGATAACATTATCCACGAGGGTACCTTCCCACTCAACCTTGAGCAATGAGTACATCCAACATCAACACCATCCAATTTCCATCTGATCCTGCTCTTAGGGTGGGAGATTTTGCTCTGCTACCCAAGCTGTCGATCAACCCCATCATAGGATCACAACCGTCTAGTAACATAGCACAAACTACTTGGATTGCCTCTGTTGAAAACAACAACATAATCTACCAGAAGATCAAGCCAATTGATGGCATATTCAAGGTAGTTCGAGGTACTCGACTAACGTGGAATGTGTTTGCTTCTGATCCAACCAACCTCGCTGCTCCAAATAGCGACGCTACATTGAGCTTTGTTTGGCGACGTGATGGGGTATTGTTAGTTGATATCAATAACAGTAACTCCTATCGAGGCAGTGATAATCTACTACTAACTGAACCACAGTGCACTCCCGAAGCAAGTGGTGTGTATGTGTGTGAGGTTAGTAATCAGATCGGCCGCACTGAAAGTGAAGGACTAAACCTGCAGGTGATCGACTTAGATCAGTATCCCAAACTCTACTCTAACCTACTAATCAACGGGAATGCTGACTCTCAGCTAGATGGGTGGTCAGTTGATCCGGACATACTGAGTAAGGAGTTTGCTAGTAGTCTCTTCTTGAGTAATGGGTTTGGGAGTATGCCTAAGCTGTATGAGATGCTTAGTACTAAGGATGGCTTAAAGTACAATTCGGGCGTTGAGTTTGTGTTCAGTCAAAACCACTCCGATACTCTATACCGAGCATTCTTTCCATGGATCCAGAGTGGTCCAGGATGGCAAAACGTCGATCCAGAGTGGATGCAGGTTAAGCCGGATCAATCTGTTGATCAACCTCTAGCGGCGTGGAGAAGGTGGGTAATCACCGGTGTAACGCCTCAAATCATAGACAATGAGGCGATGGATCCAGGTGAGCCTTTTGGAGGTTTCTTCCCTGCGATGAAGTATATCGACCAGTACAACCTCAATCACGATGATACAGAAACTCCGGTGATTGGTCTGAAGAAGGAGTCTGAAGATCAGCGGTTGAGTTACTTCACTCGCGATAAGCTCAAGTTCACTAAGTACGGAGGAAAGGCAACATCCCAGATGACTCAGGTAGTGGATCTGCTGGACTTGGCTGACTTCATTGACGGTAATGTATATGGGGTTGCTCACGCCACCTCACAATTCTTTGCTTACGTGGGAGCTGGACTGACTCGGTATAAGATAAGAGCCCAGGTTGCTGGTCAGGGTAGAACTACAAACCAAACCTTCAACTGGTTCATAGCCAACTATGATGACTTCATGGCTCGATTGGAGGATGATCTAGTCACTGGGAAGGTTGTTCTAGTACCAAACACCCCAATAGAGATTATACCTCTAGTAGAGGATATTACACAGGTGGAGATTGCCTACTTAGATCAACAGGGTAGGCAGCTCTCTAAAGATTTAGTTGATGGTCCCAGTGAGCGGGAAGTATTTGCCATCAAGGATCACACCTTCCTTCCACTTAACTTGTATCCGCTATTTGAGTTTCTGATAGCCAGTAACAACCCAATCAAGGTGTTTGGCCAGACTTACACCACTACTGAAGCACTTAAGCCTCTGTTTGAAGATGCAACTCCGTATCCACAGCAGTACTGGGAGGTTCCTGATGGGGACTCACCAGCTGGTAGGTTTGCAGCGTGGGGAGGTGATCAAAACAAATTAGGTGAGTTGACTGATGCCCAAGCCAAGTTTACTCTAAGTAAGTTGAACTGGATGCAGTTTGGATCTCCTATCCCAATTGGCTACAATCTCAAGCCAGATAGAAAGAGTAGAGCATTGAAGGAGGGAGGTGCTGCAGCTATGTTCGGTGTTGAAAAAACCCGCATCATTCCACGTGGAACACGATCCGCGCGAATTACTGTGCGGTTCACACACACCTCCGATGTGATCCTAGATAATGACCCCAAAGCTAAAAAGTGGCCGGAGCAAACCATCTACTACGATGTTCTAGGGCAATCCTCAGGTACCAGTAGGAGGGTGGTGGACTATAGCTACCCTCGTTGTGGCATCACAAAGATGAAGTTTCTCGTTGTACCCAACAACTTCTCAGTCAGTACTAAGTTCCCAAGCTACAAGTTACCTCCACCACAAAATACCGTAGTAGGTTATCGAGTGCAGAGGTTGAACCAAAACGTACATAACTCAGCGGATCCAGAGATATTCCCTTATTTTGATGTTGATACTGCTACTGATAAGTTCCCACTAGCAGTTCCATTGAGGCCCTCATCCAATAACCCATTCCTGACCAACACAGAGGCTCTGTTCCTAATTGCCCAGCAACAAAACAACCTAGAGTTAGAAGATCAAGTGGCTCAATCAACCCTAGGTCAACTCAACCAGGACACTAATACTGCCGAAGAAACCGGGCAGGATTTATTTCGGGCGGATCCTGGAGCTAGGACTAGGTAATTGATCTGTCTCTATTTATAGAGGATGAATCGAGACACATCTAGGTTGGACTTTAGGAATGGATTGGTGACCTCTGGTAGAGGTTCGGGTAGCTTCTTAGATTTTGTTCCGACCCAATCAACTCCACCTCCACCAGGATCGAATTTGGTACCCTCTTTTGGTACCTACCCGGACATATTCAATCAGTATCCTAACGACGTCATTCAGGTTGACGTCTACAATGCGGTCGACAGGTACCTAGAGAGTGATTTTCGCATAAACTCCTACTCCAACCGCTCTGGTTTGGTGAGTGTGGAGGTTGAGCAAGTACTAACTAGCCTAGGCTACACCTCAGGACGCTACCAAGCTAGGTTTAGCTTTCTGCGAAATCTACTTGGATCGGGAGATGGACACCGTCTAAGGGTACAGGAGATCAGTGCTGATGGCCTTGAGGTGCGCGTTGTTCCTATCGTGGACGGGGATAGCTCGGCGGACTTCTTTTCGTTCTTTGCAGCAGGATTTTTCAATCTACCAAAACCCACTACCCTACCCAATCTACACCTCCACAAAGACGCTCTAACCTACGTTAGTGTATTCGATTATGTGCAGGATAGGTTCACCTTTGCAGACTTTCCGTACAGCCTCATACTGAAGCTGACAACCCCAGCTGGTGGAGTTTTGAGGATCGGAGATAGTGTGTGGTTAGCTCAAGAGGTTAGTCAACCATACACCGACACCATAGTCATTACCCCTCCAAGACTGGGAGCCCTTCCAGTACAGATTGGAGCCCCTAATTGGGAGTGTCTTGTAAAGGAGCGAACAAACCTCAACACAGACTACAAGGACTGGGATGACTTGCTATCAACCAATCCAACAACCAGCCAGGCACTGATTAGGCGCCTATTTAGTGGATCTCTGTTGGAGGGTGTTCCTCTTAACTGCGATTTCAGGGAGTTCGACAACTTTGTTCACTTTGGGTCAGCCGAGGATCGCCTACGCAACTTCATGTATAAGATGGAGTTGCTGGAATTTTACGATGCGCGGATCGACACTCTCAACCCAACTCCGGCAATTCCGGAAGCTTCAAGTTCATACTCTCTCAGCAACGTTTTAGATGCAACCGCTAAGAAGAATAACATACTAGGATCTTTTGATGCCTATGAAGAGTACTTGTACTACGAGTCTAGCAGCTACGAGTCTGGTAGTTTTGGTGAATACTATGCAACTACTTGGCCTAAGTCAACAACAAGCAAACCACACGTCAATTTCCCAGTAACCTCTTCACAGGTTACCGAGTGGTTCACTAGTATTGTGCAGTCTGCTAGTCTATTCGACTCACTCAACCCTCACGCACTAACTAAGACAGTTCCTGCACACATCCACGTAGAGGAGGTTAACCAACAATACGTGTTGATGGTTAGTATGATTGGTCACTACTTTGACATACTGTATGCGTATGTTAAGGGACTGACCGACATCCACGATAGGAATGAGTCTTTGTTTGAGGGGTTCAGTAAGGACCTTGTTTTTCACGTAGCTCAGAGCTTGGGTGTTGACTTTGAAAATGGCAATACCATTGACGACCTATGGAAGTACTTTTTGGGTACTGATCAGGATGGAGCTCAGCTGTCAATCTACGAGGGAGAGGCTGTTGATAAGACTAAGGAGATCTGGAAAAGGATCATCAACAACCTACCGTACCTACTCAAGACTAAAGGTACTGAGCGAGGTCTTCGAGCTCTAATCAACTGCTTTGGTATACCATCAACAATACTCCGAATTCGTGAGTTTGGGGGCCCGGAGCCTGAGTTTGATGATCGTACTGATTGGTCTTACGATCGATTCTCATACTCTACTACTGTTGGCTACAATGGAGCTACGTCCGGGGATGTCAATCAAAAGATCTCGGTACCGTGGATTGGGATGGTTGAAAACGGAACAGACTTTCCTGATACCATCGAACTACGAGTTAAGATGGCTGTCAGCCAGAGTAAGGACCAGACTATTCTACAAATTGCCAACAATGATATAGTGGTCGATGCCATCAATGGCAATGCCATTAGGTTGACTGTTAATGGAAGTTCTGTCGCTGTGTCCAGTTCCATCTATGATGGTACCTTTCACCACATTGCGATCACACGAGATGGATCTGATACCACTCTAATTGTCAAGAAGCCCAACTATGGTAAGGTAGTTAGTACGGTAAGTGCTAGTATTAACGACGTATCAACCTCCCTCTCGACCCTGTATGTTCCTTCATCTGCAGTCGTCGCTGCAAACAATTCTCACTCAGCGGCGATCTTTACAGGAAGTGTCCAAGAATTGAGACTTTGGAGTGTGGTACTGCAGGATGCAATACTAGACAATCACACTCTAGCCCCATCGAGTTTTCAAGGTAATGATCGCGATATCTACTCGGGTAGCACTTCAAGTTTCGCTGATCTAGCCTTCAGACTACCTCTTGGGGCAGACACTAGGAAGGTTAACTACCAAGCAACGGCTAGTGTATCCTCTTCCCATCCCAATCAAACATTCAACTACTTTACAACTGGCACAAGTTATCCTAAAAAGGGTACATTTGTTAACTTCACAATAAGCTCCAGTGTACCACAAGTTGAGACTCACTACCTAGAGTGGCCTGATCTTGGTGCTAACCGAACAGTTGCAAACAAGATCCGAATTGATAGTACCATTGTAGCAGGGGATAATCAACTGTTCCGTAATACGAGCGTGATCCGCAGTCTGGGTGATGACAATCCACCAGATAGCTCTCGTTTAGGTGTTTACCTATCACCCACAAATGAAGTCAATCAGGACATTGCAGAACAGTTTGGTGGGCTGAGTATTGATGATTATATCGGTGACCCTGCCTACTATGAACTAGTCAACTACCCTGGATTGGAGGGGTTGAAGTATGAGTACACCAAGAAGTATGGCACAAGGAACAACTCTCAGGCCTACATCCGCCTACTCGCTCACTTCGATGCAAGTCTATTCCAGCTAATCAAGAAGCTGGTTCCTTACCGAGCAAACACTCAGGTGGGTCTTGTAATCGAACCAACCATCCTAGATCGCTCCAAGTGGCCATCCCAGGCTCCTTCATATGAGGAACTTCACTGGTCAGCCTCACTGCAGCAAACGATACCATCACCAGGTGGATTTGTACAGGATGGGGATGGAGAGCCTTTCCGTGATATGGAAGGCTATGTGCAGGAGGGGGTAATTGCTGCCAATGGTGCAGATTACCTACAACCAGGTGCCTTTGTTCAAGATGGAGGTGGAGAACCAACCCGCAACCTTCCTGGCTATGTTGAAGAGGGGGTAATTGAGCTAGAGCCTAATCTGCCTACTGTGGATTACGACTATGTGATCTTTGATGAAACCATCTATGCCTCGCCAGATCTAACAGGGGATACCGATCAATATGGTCGTCCTCTTTACAATAGTTCAGGTAGTCAAGTGTCGTTGCAATTTGGTACTGCTTACGATACAATCAACCTAAGGGAATCCCAGTACGGAAGAGATCTGGCTGGTTATGGTTCCCAGTATGTCTTCATGACGTATGCTACCTCTGGTAGTGGATCTACTCGTTCTGAACCTTACTGGATCACTTCTAGTCGTTATGATTATCACGACCCATTCAATGTAGTAGTCACGGATAGTAGGCGTAGTGAGATAAGTAATGTGGCAGATCACCCATACAGTGGAGATATTTTCAAAGGTAAGGGACTAAGCTTTCTATACACATCTTCCGTTAGTTATGCTCTATCAACTATTGCAGGTTATCAGAGTGACCTGTGGACTAGTCGTTTTGGATTACGACCAAACGATCCATTAAACACCACAAATACCCAATGGGTTATGGTCGCTGGTAACCCAGCACTACCGCAAGGACTAACCCTGCTAATGAACAACACAGGAGTGCAGGTTAGTAATCACGCTCTACTAGACTCATTCTTCTATGATACGACTAGGCCGGAAACAATGGAGATGTGGTACCAGGTTGATGTTGTTATGAATACCAATGTGGATGGAGGACTTGGTAGTGGTTTTGGTCGACTAGAATTTGGGTATGTAGGATCCACAGTTACTCAGAGTCTAGGCACTCTACCTGATGGTACAGGAAGAGACTTTGTGTTTAGCAACATTCGATCCTTTGTTGTCAAACCCAATGGACCTCATCTAGTGTTATCATCCTCTCTATCGGATGATATGGATGATGGACGTTACTCGTACATACCACTTGTACGAGTAACGTGCCTAAACTATAGAGCACAAGTACAAGACTTCCATCTCCACGACAGCTATGGAATGCGTAACGCTAGGTACGATGGCTGTAAGATGAGCTCAGTTGACTGGAATATCGACAGTCCGGATACGTCAGATGGGGGACCTGTAGTTACCATAACCCTGGGTGGTGGTACTGATCTAGTGGCAAATCCTACAGCAAGGGGTACTTTTGAAGTAAGGGGTACAAATCAAGGGGTACCAACCACTACCCGCACCGGTACTCGATCAAATAGGCAGAGACGTTGACAGGTTTCAAACGCAGGGCATATTTATTAACGCATGACTAGCACACAAAATTCATAATGGGGTACTTAGATAACTCTTCCGTAACGGTAGATGCCATCCTTACCAATAAGGGGCGTCAAATCCTAGCAGCTGGTGGACAGCTTAACATAACCAAGTTTGCTCTAAGTGACGATGAGATCGACTATGATCTTTGGAATCCGGCTCATACATTGGGAACCAACTACTATGGTGCTGTTATCGAAGGAATGCCTATTTTGGAAGGTCTCCCAGATGAAACTCAGATGATGAGGTATAAGCTGATTACCCTTCCTAAGGATGTGATCGGTATCCCTGTAATCTCTGTAGCACCTTCCACGGTAACCTTCACTTCCCTGAACCAGGAAGTAACGATCACCCCAGCGACCTTGAACCTTGCCGGTGGTAATAGTAGCCTAGGTTATACAGCTATATTGAGTGATGATACTGTAGCCACACTGACTGTTGCTCCGGCTTCTCAGGTTACACGTCAAAACTCAAACCCTCGATCTACTTTGGCTGGTAGCAACCCTTCGATCAACACTCAAGATTCTGGTAACATCAGCGTTACTAGCTTCCTAGATGATGAAGTTACTGGTATCACTACTGCAGGAAAGACCATCACCGCGGTAGGATCCAAGTTTGTGTTGAAGCCAATCATGCAGGCAGACACCACCACCATCCGCCGAGCACTTCTAACCATCATTGGAAACGAGACTGGTGGTTTCAAGACCGTCTCCATCACCCTAAACCCGTCAGCTTTCCTAGAGATTGACGTTCAAGAGCGTACGTCTATCTAATCTGACAACTTCAACCAAACATGGCACAAGTCTATAAAAACTTCGACCTCGACAACGACGTAATCAAGGGGGATGTTCAGACCATTTCTCAGCCGATTTGGTCGGAGGATATGAACCCCTATTCTCAGTCGATTGCCGGTGGTATTGGATTCTACACATCCTCAGCTCAAGTATCTCAGTCTGGTAACTACCATGTCAACGTATACCATCGCGACCCAGCAACCGCTGTCAATGCGGCGATTCAGTTCTCTGTTGCGTATGGCCATAGGCTGGGTAGTGGATCGTATGGAGATGCTAATACCATTGGTCAGAACGTCAACGATACCCCATCACGAGCAATTTATGGCCAGTATCGAAACCAACTACTTCCACCAACTGACAGTGTATTTTCGTTCAATGGTACCGACTCTGATGAGATCTTTGTGATCAATCTTGCACGTGCAAGGTTCCGTCAGAAGATCGATCCAGGAAATTGGGAGTTGAGACTTGGTAGTGGATCAACACTAGGTAGCTCCACTGCGTATTCCTCTTTCATCGACACTAGTGGTGGAAGTGATGACTATACTCTGACCGAGGCAGGTAGGGTGTATTCAATCAAGTCCGGATCTGGTGGAGTGTCAGCATCAAATACCGTATACGGTCTATTCTACCCAGACCAAGGAACTTATGTGTTCCACGCAGGTCTTCTGCGTAGTGGTTTGGGATGGCCGATCAACTCTGCATCTGCAGCTTCGTTGGTCCAAGCTCGTAACCATGTGACAATGTCGATGGCGATCAAGAATGCTACCTACTTTGCTGCAAGAAGCGAAGAGAAGGTAACTTCAACTCACTACTTCGTTCGTGTCACCAACCGTGAGTTCAACTTCTCCAACAACCCCACCTTCGTTACTGGAAGTTCAGGACGTTTGAGGCACTCTAGTATGCTGCGTAATCCAAACGTGTACATTACCACAATTGGTATGTACGATCCAAATAACCGTTTGGTGGCAGTAGCTAAGTTGAGTAGGCCATTGCTAAAGAGCTTCAATAGGGAGGCACTTGTGAAGGTCAAGCTCGATTTTTGAGAAGTCTTTGTTAAATTCAAATTAGAGCTTAGTTTTTGAAGCTTCACCCCATACTTATATCCAAAGAGTATGGAGAGATTTTGCATCTATTGTCAGAAGTACATTGGAGAAAAGGGCATAGCTGCCCACCTCTTCAAGCTACATAAGGTCACGTTCCAACAGTACGTGAACACGAACCTAGACTTGTTCCCCGACTACCACAAATGTGAATATGTGGAATGCTCCAACATTATATCACCTCGAAAAAAGGCATGTAGTAGGGTTTGTAGTACCTCAATTAGAACTACTTGGACTGGTGATAAATCCCACCGAAAGGGAGCTAAATTGACTAGGATCGCTAAGGATAGGATTCGTCAAGGTCTAATAAAGCGCCGCGGGGAGGGTTGGGATCCTAGGCTTGGAAAAAAACATACTGATGAATCAAAGAAAAGGATGTCTCAAACTAGACTTGAAAAGGGGCTCGGTGTAGGAGAAAAAAATGGGATGTACGGAAAGACCCACACTCCAGAAGCTATCAAGAAGATCTTTGAGCACAAAACCATGAATAAGTTTGAAAAGGCAGCATGTGACCTGCTCGATCAACACAGCATAGCATACAAGTTCCAGTTCTTTCTCAATCACAATGGTACTTGTAAATCATACGACATCCAGATCAAAGATACTAAGATTCTAGTTGAACTGGATGGAGATTACTGGCATGGTAATCCCTCGACCAAATACCATCACACCGGCACAGAGTCCACCAGAGCAAATGACAGGCTTAAGGACGTTATGGCTGAGGAGGCAGGTTTTAGGGTGATTAGGGTGTGGGAATCAGAGTTCAAATCAAACCCCAGCATACTTATAGCTAGATTAGCTACTGCATTGAATGAACAAGCAACCCAACACACCAGTAATCAAGGAGGAGTATAACCCCGAAAAGGAGTATGCCCAAGCTCAGGGATTTACCCTGGGCCAAACTATCTACGTGGTAGAATGGGAAGGTAAGATCTACGCGTGTGCGGATAAAGAGACCGCAAAAGCTATTGGTAAAAGCTTAAAGTGGAATTATGAGATGGGAGGAGGTATGCAGTGGGGTGACCCCTACATTCGTGCTACTAAGGTACGTACAGCTACACCAAAGGCCATACAGCAGATTAGTCAATTGAAGGAGAGTAGGCTAAGAGAAACCCACACATCAATGAACAAACTACCAGATCTCAGCAAGTGGTGGGAATATCCCAAAGAGGATATCCTAGCAGTAGTCTACTGGATGAGCAACCAGATGCCACCACAAGACTCAAACGCTCGCAACACAGCATGGGAAAAGTTGAAAGCTAAGCTTCAGAAAAAGCATCCAGCACCTACCCAAGATCGATCTGACATTGATAGCGGTAGTGACGAGACTGCATTCGACGACTACAAGAATATAGAGGAAGCAAGTGATACTCTACGCTGGGCTTCAAGAATGATACCCAAAGGTCCCGGTGAGCGAAGTGAAAAGCCAAGTGGTAAGTTAGATCCAAACACAAAGGACGTGCAGGATTTTATGAAACGACATGCTTTTGAGTCTAGTTGGTATCGAACACCTAGTGGAAACGTTGTAGTGTTTGAGTTCCCTGATAAGACTGATAAGGGGGAAGTAGAGAAGATTAGAGCTAAATTGGCTGTTTCTAGAATCCGTACCACCATCTCACCGGATGGTACAAGACTACTAATGCATTTGGCAGACATTAAGAAGTAACGCACAATGAAATGGCGGGGATCTTCAAAAGCCTTGACAAGTCTGACATCAGACTAACACCGTTCCGAGCCCATAAACTGATCTCGCTTACTGGTAGTTTTCTGAGCAGCTCAATCTACGAGGCCGACTACAATCCCCGTTCCTACTACCTCAATGGTGATCCCCTCAACGATACCTTCGATCAGGGTAACCTGACTCTAACCGCCACCGAGCCAACCACCTCAAATGGGCAGTATCAGCGAGTAGTCCACCGATCGCTAGATCACCTCTACTACCGAGACTTCTACACCAATACCCGAGCAACTTTTGGTGGTGGCAACATCAACTACCAATACCGCTTCCTAGAGGATAGGGCAAAGGCTATTAGCATCCCGCAGACTAAGTTCGGTGAGTCGATCCAACAAGATAGCGTTAAGCTGTTTGTTACCTACAGCTCTACAGCCTACACTCTAGTAGATGATCTATATGGTAACATCTACCCTAGTGGGGGTATCTCGATACTAGGATCAGTAGTCTCAGGTTCAGTATCAAAACAGATGGTCTGTGAGTGGCCTTCGGATTCAGTGTACAAGTATCTAGGAGAGGGGACAGTCAGCTTTCACTCAGACTTTAACAGAGGCCTCTACTCCTTAGAGTCTAGGCACACCAATCTACTAGCCACTAGGTCAGCTGAGCTCAATCCATCGAGTATACAGCATCTAGTAGGTACTAGCTTCTTCTTTACTGCTAGTCAGAACTCTCGCATCGAGGCGGGGGCCCCCGAGGCTTTAGAGTACTACCAGTTCCTGAATTTTGAGAATGGAGACTTCACAGTCACTGCACTAGTCAAACCAGATCAGAACTTAGCTTCCTCCTCAGGTAGTGTAATCATTACTAAGGCAGGACCTAGTCAACGACTGCAGACTGATCTCAATGGCAATCTATTTGTGGAAGGGGTAGCAGAGAAGACTCCATACAACCTCTACTACTCTGCCTCTCGATTTGTATTTGAGCGAAACGCCTTATACGAATCAGTGAGGTTAACATCCAATGCAGCTAGTGTTGGTAGCTATTACCACATCGCCGCAATCAAGACAGGCTCACTCCTCCAGTTGTGGGTCAATGGTACTCAGGTGGGAGGTGATGTAGCGGATGTTGAAGTAGCAGCAGACTGCTCCAACCAATCCAACATCTACATCGGAAACTCCTGGGATAATCAAAGAGGATTCAACGGTATCATCGACAGCGTTAAGCTGTATCGAGGAGCATTCACTCCAGCGGATGTCACAGTGTCACATCGTACACAGAACGTAGGTAATACCTTCGTTGGCAATGCCTTCTACACTAATGGTATGATAGTCTTATCATCCAATTTGGCTAAGTATATGAGAGTAGATCAGGTAGATGTGCGTGCCACTCAGACCATCTATGAGACTGAGATATCATGTACTGTAAACCCAGGAGAATTCAACAGAAGTGTCAATAGAACTCTGCAAAGGTATAATTCAAACACCAATCAGTTTGAGTTCAAGGCCTTCTCTACTGGCTCTAGTTTCAAGCCCTATGTTACAACTATTGGTCTCTATGATGGCGATCACAACCTAGTTGCAGTTGGTAAACTAAGCACTCCAATTCAACTACCAAGTAACGTAGACACCACTTTCATAGTGCGATACGACAAATGGTAAAGTCCCGAAGAAAGAGAACAACACGACAGTCTGCAGTTACACGAGGTTATAGAAGCGGACTAGAGGACGTAGTTCACCAACAACTAGCTGAAAGTGGAGTAGAAGCTGAGTATGAGTGTCATCAGATCAAGTACCAGGTACCAGTTAGTGATCACACCTACACTCCAGATTTTAAGCTACCCAACGGCATCTTTGTGGAAACCAAGGGCCGGTTTGTAATCGAGGACCGTAAGAAGCACTTACTGATCCAGCAGCAACATCCCCACATCGATATCCGATTTGTGTTCCAGAACTCACGCAATCGCATCAGAAAGGGGTCTAAAACTACCTACGCAGATTGGTGTGTAAAACATGGCTTCAAGTACGCAGATAAGCAAGTACCATCTCAGTGGTTGTCTGAGTGAGTTTTTCTGTGTATAGTCACAACATGACTGTGGAGTTGGCTCAAGTAAGGCAGATCGTAGATCAGCACTTAGGAAGTGGTATTGCAATGCGCCACGAGGAAGTAAGCTACTATTGTCCGTTCTGTAACCACTACAAGCGTAAGTTGCAGGTTAACTATGGTACACAAAAGTGGCACTGTTGGGTCTGCGATGCCAAAGGAAACTCGATTGGAACTCTACTAAGAAAGAGTGGAGCTTCTATTCAAGTTGTCTATGATGTTAAGCGGTTGGTTGGTGATCGGCGATGGGACTCCAATCCCAAATACGATCGAGAGTTGGTATCTCTACCTGAGGACTATCAACCTCTACACATACCCCAGGATACTCCAAGCTACAGACATGCCATTCATTATGCCATGGTTGAGCGAGGGCTAACGGCCATCGACATTTTGAGGTATCGTGTTGGTTTCTGTGACAAGGGGCCTTATAGTGGTATGTTGATAATACCAAGCTACGATAGCAACAACAAGCTAAACTTCTTCTCTGGAAGGAGCTTTTATCGTGAGGTTGGTGTACACAAGAATCCACCAGTACTCAAGGACATTATAGGCTTTGAGAACCAGATCAATTGGTCAGAACCCGTAGTACTAGTTGAGGGAGTGTTTGATGCTATTGCTACCAAACGCAATGCCATACCTCTGTTTGGCAAGATCATTCAACCCTCCCTTAAGGCCAAGATCACCACCAAATCTAAGGAGGTGTACCTGGCATTAGATCAAGATGCATTCAAAGCATCTCTAGCTTATATGGAGTACTTTATCAATCATGGTATAACGGTGCGGCATGTAAAGCTACAAGGTAAGGATCCGAGCGAGTTGGGCTATCAGCAGATGGTTCAAGCGCTGCAAAACGCACCGGTGGTAGACTTTGGTGATCTGATCAGGCTTAAGATCAACTTAAATCAGTATGTTAGTTGACCTTCTGGTAAAAATCAACTAACTTCACCCTCGAATCAGAGGAAAAGGTAATGAGAGAATGATAAATGGGATTGCAAGTGAGCTTAAGAAAGTGGATTACATCCTCCATGTGGCTGATATCCACATCAGAAACTGGAAGCGTCACAAGGAGTATAAGGAGGTGTTCGAAAAGCTATACCTAGCTGTCGATCAACTTCCTCCTAACAGCATTGTCACCGTTGGAGGTGATATTGTGCATGCTAAGACCGACATGAGTCCGGAGCTAATTAGCATGGTTACTGGGTTCTTTGAGCAACTTGGTAATCGAGTACCCACCATAGTGATCGCTGGAAATCATGACACCAATCTCAACAACAATCACAGACTAGATGCACTAACTCCAATACTGGAGGCTCTTAAGCACCCTAACGTATTCTACTTACGTGATTCTGGAGTATACTGTATTGGAGATCTAGCTATTAGTGTAATGTCACTGCTAGATCCACCTAGTAAGTACTCAACCGCAGATAAACTAGAGGCTGAGGGATATGATGAGAACTACAAGAAGGTGGCAATGTATCACGGTACTATCGCTAATAGTGCTGTCGATAGTGGTCTAGTGATATCTCATGGACTGGATTGGGATACCTTTGCTGGATTTGATCTAGTGTTGCTGGGTGATATACACAAGAGGCAGATACTAGTATCCTCTGATCCGCTAGTATTCTATCCCGGGAGCCTCCTCCAACAGAGTTTTGGAGAGTCATTTGAAGGTCATGGCTACGCTTTCCTTGACCTTAAAGACTATAAGGTAACTTTCCATGACATACCTAATCAGTACAGCTTCTATACCATCGACGTAGAGGGTGGTGTTCTACCCAAAGGTCTCCCTATCTCAGCCAAGACTAATGTCAGGTTGCGAATAAAGGGTACTTCATCTAACCAACTCAAAGACATACTTGCTACTCTACGTAAGGAATATGGAGTAGTTGAGGTAGCGGTTAATGACCTAGATCGTATAGGTGGAGGTAGTACCTCTGATCAGATCGAATCTGGCATCTATCAAGGAGATATCCGCAATCCTCAGATTCAGCGTCAGCTGATAGCAGACTACTATAAGGATTCGAACATCGATCCTCTCACCCTCAGTCAAGTTCTAGCAATAAGTGATCAGCTAAACTCACAACTTAACCACGCTGAGGTAGCTAGAGGAGTAGTGTGGAAACCAAAGCACTTTGAGTTTTCCAATATGTTCTCCTATGGAGAGGGTAATGTGATAGACTTCGAGAAGCTAAACGGTACTTGTGGTTTATTTGCACCCAACCACACTGGCAAGTCAGCCATCCTAGACGCTCTATGCTTTTGCTTGTTTGACTATACATCTCGTGCCAGTAAGGCTGATCAAGTACTTAATAACAAGAAGGACTGGTTTAGCTGTAAGTTCACATTCGAGTTGGATGGATGTTTGTACACCATACACAAGCAAGCCTCTCGGTACAAAAAAGGTCCATTGGCTGGGAGGTTGCGTGTCGATATTGACTTCTCCTATGTTAATCAGGAGGGTGAAACAGTATCGTTGAATGGTGAGCAACGTCGCGATACCGATAGGATCATACAAAGCTACGTGGGTACCTTTGATGACTTTGTATTGACTGCATTATCGATGCAGGGTAACAGCTCCAACTTCGTTGAGAAGACCCAAGGTGAACGAAAGGAGTTGCTCGCCAACTTCCTAGATCTAGCTACTTTTGATTTGCTGTTTGAGCTAGCCAATAAGGAGGTCAAAAGCATTACTGCTCAATTGGAGGTGCACCAAAAGCAAGACTATGATGCTGTGATTCGAGAGCAGGAGCAGGTCCGCGACCTTGCACAAGTAGCCCTACAGCAGTTAGCTGCTGAGCGAGATAAACTTGAGGTTGACATTGAGGATGAGATAGCACAGATCAATCAACTCAACAAGGAAGTACACCCAGTCAAGCATACTGGGTTAGACATAGAGGATCTACTCAGTAAGAAGCAACAACTAGAACAGCTACTAGTATCTCTCAAGTCCAAAGCTGACCTACAGAGAATCACACTCGATCAGGCTCAAGCTCATCAAACCAAGCAAGTAGAACAACTCTCACAAATCCAGGAGGGCTTCAACCAGGAAATCCTACTGCAGTGTCAAAGCAATCAACAAGAGAGTACACGCATATCTAACTTACTAGCAGCTCTCAAAGTAAGTGTGGATCACAAGCTAGCTAAGTTAGCGAACCTAAGTAAGCATGAGTATGATCCTAACTGCACGTACTGCGTTAACAACGTGTTCGTTAAGGATGCCATGGCCACTAAGATTGAGCTGGAAGAGGACTATAAGACAGGTACCTCGCTACAAGAGAAGCAGCAACACCTAGATCACTTCATCGAACTTAATCAGAGCACCATAAACCAGAAAGTGCAGATTGTACAGGCTGAGCAGGAGGTAGTTGAAGCAAAGCGTGCTGTGGAGCTAGCTCACAATTTATGGAAGACCTGCGATAGTACTCGCCAGCTTCAAGAGAGGTCTATGGTAGAACTTGAGACCAAGATCGCGGACTACTACGTGGATGAGGAGAGGCTTAAGATCAACGCCAAGTTGGCTGATCAGATCAACCAACACAATACCTCTCTACAAGGTCTCAATAGTAAGCTCAAAGTGGTGCTACATGATTATAGCACCTGCTTTGCAGGCAATCAAGTTAGTATTCATCAGCTGGATGTAGCAAGAAGAAGCCTTAAGGATGTGGATGACCTCTTGACCAAGTTGACTGTATATGAAGCCTATTGTAAGGCTGTATCCAAGGATGGAATCCCCTACACCTTGATCAGCCGCGCGGTACCATTCATTCAAAACTACGTCAATAACATACTCTCCCAGGTAGTTGATTTCACTGTAATACTTGAGACTGACGGCAAGAATATCAATGCATTCATTGGCTATGATAGCGGCCGCTGGCCGTTGGAGTTAGCTTCCGGAATGGAGCGATTTGTAGCCTCTCTAGCAATCCGGATTGCATTGATCAAGACCACAAACCTACCTAAACCAGACTTCATTGCTATTGATGAGGGTTTGGGGGTACTTGACTCCTCGAACCTCAACTCGATGCACACTCTATTCACTTATATGAAGGACGTGTTCCGATTCAGTTTGATCATCTCACACATCGATGTGGTTAGGGATATGGTGGATAATATCATCAACATCAATCGCAAGGACGGTTTCAGCTGCATAAACTGCTAGGTGATATTTATAGCTGATGCAGATCAGCTTATACAAGCAACCTCAACCTAGGGGCTACGCAAAGGCTAAGTACTTAATAGAGGACTCAAGTGAGGACTCTGCGCAGTACTTTGATGTCACTTACTTTCCTACTACTTTAGGTGGAGGTAAGGGAGTTATTGTGCTTAAGGGTAATGGTGAGGGTTTGAGGCTGAACTCCGTGATTGACGTGGAGATTGTGGATGCTGGAGGTAAGAATGTATTCTGTGAAGTAAGTAATTTCATAGACCGGTTTAATCAGTACTACATCATAGTTGAGGTTTACGATATCACTGCTCATGGTATTGCTGAGGTCCATCTCGTTGGAAACGCAGCGATTGATTTGCAGGGTAGACCAGTCAATCCTAACTATCGCAATCTCAACCCCAACATAAACTACCACCCAGAATTTGATGTTAGATGGACGAGAACGTGCTTCATATCTCCCACTGAGAGGAATAACGCAGATCTGATCTTCGATACTCCACCTCACGTAGGGATCACACAAGTATATGGACCAGCCCGAGTGCAAACCCAAGCAACTGCTAGTGGTTTTGTATACACAACCCTAACCTCAAGTGTTGATCAGTTAACCCTAATCAGCTCTGACTTCCATGGGTATGATCGCGACTTTAGCACCAGTCCCGATATTCGAGATGTAAGGGTGCAAAATCTACTGATCAATCCTCGCCAATCTGCCACCACCTCAAATACTGTCAATACTGCCCTGAGGAAGAGAGATTCTGATATTGAAGGAGGCTACAAGATAAGTTATACCGATCGATTCAATACCATCCTCCTCGCTTCCTCCTCGTTCTTTAAGAAGGAGCATCTAGGTGGCTTCTTTGAGTTCTTTGACTCTGCTAGTACTCCTCAAAGTCTCAATCCACCTGCGATGACTAATGTTACTGTTTCTGGTAGTGTGCAGGAGCAGCTACGTGATTACAGCAGCAACATAGTTGAGGTGATTAGTGATAGGCAGGCAGTGTTGAGTAAACCTTTGGAGGTGATTACTGTCGATCAGAGATTTCTACCTCAGCAGTATTTGGGTACTCACCGTTATAAGCAGGCATCCTTCTTTTCGGGTAGTATCACCTATGCACCCTCCGATATCACCTTTGCTGAGAGTATATTTGTCTCTCAATCGTATCTTGAGCTCACCTTCACTGACCTGAAACCAATCAGTGGAGAGGTGTATAGGATTCGCAGTTATACCAAACGAGGTGCTAGTACTGGTGACTTCAAGTTACTCAATGATCAGGTAGTTAAGCCAGTAGAATATCTCACCGATGCATCATTTCCCAACGATACCTCTTACGCTAAGCTAGAGTCCGACTATCAGCTAATTGGGTACTTTACCTCTCAATCCACCTTAGATAACTACTGGAATGTGTACCAGGAGGTACCAGACTCTTTTGATCTGATTTCAGGTTCCGTATCGGATACAGTGTTGATTGACTCGGTTGAGTTGTATGCACAACATACACAATCGTGTGTTCTTGCGGCTCGGTATAATCAGAACTATGACCTAGATCAGCTGTACACCTTCGGACTAAATCTAACACTCGATCCGTTTACTGAGTTGGAAGTGTATATGAGTAGCACTCCTCTGAACTACAATGTGATTGCTCCTTCACTATATCCACAAGCATTCCTGCAAGATCCAATGAGGGATACGAGGTGGGTTTCTTCAAGCCTGCTAAACCAGGAACGTCGAAACACTAATGCCTACGATGCGTTTGGTAGATTGATCGGTAAGGTAGTCAACGACTCACCACTCCGTAAGTACTATGGCAAGGTGGTGTTTGATTTTGAAACTGATGGTAGTGGGTTTGGTAGGCCAGTACTTCGATCCCGAGTAATAGATGAAACGCCTAACATAAGTGGCTCAGCTTACGTAGGAGAGCTGAGCATCAAGCCATTCAAGCTGACAGGCTACACACCTAGTATTATTCAGTTCAGTGTACCCCTGACTGTTGAGCTAGCGACATTCTTCTCAGTGATCTCCCAGTCAATTGACATCAAGATAGAGTACTTCGATTACACTGGTAGGCAGTCTGAGTATGTTACCCGATTGGATGACATCATGGTTAACCTTAAAGGAGAGATACCATCCAACACTTGCCAAACTGAGACCAACTTCTTCTCATATACAACTCAGAATACAGGAGCAGTGTCTAGGAGGGATGTGATATCACAAGCACTAACAGCACGATAGATATGGCCTTTATTACTAAAGCTTTCGGCCAGTTCTACAAGTTGATCAATCCGACCAACATTCCAGACCGATACTGGCATACAGCTAGTTTTGTTCCTATGGTGACCACTGGGCAGTTTAACGCTGGTACTGCTTACAGTTCCTCTTACGGGCCTCTCTCAGCATCCTATAGTGCGTCTCTGAACAAGGAGTGGATGTTCTCAAGCTCATTCCTAAACTACCCTGGAGACCCAATACAGTTAACAACAAGAGGGGTTAGGATTCCAGGATACAACTATTTGACCACTAGGTGGCCATCATCCTCTCTGATGTTTCGTGACCAATCCAACCTACCTACCTCAATGTCTGCGGTGCCTTGGGGGTCACAGGCTGGGGACTTCTTGTGGAACTGCCTAACCCCATCGTGGAGTTATGTAGAGCAAGGTGGTTATGTTACTTGGATTCCCACATGGACTTCCAAAAGTTTCCACAGTCAGTTTGCAGCAAACGGAAGCAGCTATGGAATAGGTACAGGTAGTGCTTATCCAGTAACTAGCAGCTGGAAGGTATTTGATCCCAAGTATGTCCCGTTTCAGTATGCTACCTCCTATCCATCCTCAATTACTAGTCCATCAACTTTTGCTATCAACGGTAGCTGCTACAAGATACACGTTGATCCTACCACTGGATTAGTGGGTCAAGCTGCAGGCCTCAATCCTACCACTCAAGTGGATTGCTTCAATGAACTCAACAATGCGGTGTTTGATTTGGTTGATGGAGTGGCTATAACCCAAGTGGAAGTTTCTGCTAGTTTGGCAGATCAAGCAGCAAATCAAGCTGATGGAACCACGTCAGGTATCAAAGCACATGATCGAGCCTTAAGGAGTAGGCGTCTCTACTTCCCAACTACCTACAGTGCTAGTGGAGATTTACAAGGTACTGATTACTGGTTGAGATCGTTTACCGGATTTGCCTCTACTGATATGTTCAGTGAGAATGGAGGCATCTATAGTGTTAGGTTCAAGCTAAGAAGGTGGAATAAGGCTTGGGTGTCAAGCGACTCTGCCTCCTACTCTGGTTCAATAGACAACTACTACTACAATCCTGCAACGAGTGCAACTGAGCTTAATACTGGATCATGGGACATGTCTACAGCTAACCCTGTAGATAACTCATTCATGACAGTATTCATCCACGACGTGCAAACAAGAACACCATCACCCTCTAGTCGAATACCTGGGGCAGATGGATGGTATCCTCCTCAAAACAACATTGTCACAATTGGGAGTGGTTATGGTACAACTCCAATACTATCCTTCCAGGATGCTCAAACAGGCTACCTTGAAGAGCAGTTTGACTTGATACTAGTGCAGTATGGTCACCCTGCCCAATTATGCTTTGAACCCTCAGGATCAGGTGATGCTTATTGGGGTTGTGTTATTGGTGATGTGGAGGTGTGTAAGGTTGGTGTGACCTCCGATCCTCGATTCGTGCGACCTCAGTCAATCGCTGCAGTAACTGCACAAAATGCTGGAGGCACATACTACAACGTGTATCAAAACAAGTAGCTATGATTAACAACAGCACCATCCGCAATTGTCAAACTCTATTCCCCATACTAAACATGCCGTTCAACGAGCAGGTGATGGGTAAAATTGAGACCAAGAACGTCTACCAACGTTGGAATGGGGAAAGCATTGAGCACATTAAGGAAAACCACGTAGGCAACCCCTTCTCATTGCATATTGGAACTCCCGCCACCGATCAAGCGATGAGGACTGATAAGGTGTACTTCATTCTGCACTATATGTCCTACAACCCCCTCACTAAGGATATTGAAGCACGCCATCTGATTCCTCATCGTAATGTGGAGAAGATCTACATTGGCCAATCACTTGATGAAAAGTACTATAAGGACTATAGGTTGTTCGTGGATGGTACTGCAGTGGTAGATGACATCCAGATCAAATCAATACCATCCCTACGAGATATACCGGTGGGCAGAGTACTAATCAATCTGATATCCAAGGTTGAGGCTCTTCAGCAGGATGTAATCGATTTGAAGCGTCAACTTAGGGCTCAGCATACTTATGTAAAAGGTAATGAGTCTACTATCCAACTTCCTAGCTGAGGCTTTTTTAGAGCAGACTACAGATAAGGTAGTTGTATTGATGCCTGGTGGATTCAAGCCACCACACGGAGGCCACTTAGATCTAGTTAAGCGCTATGCATCCCACCCCCAAGTACAAGAGGTGCGGATCTTGATTGGGCCTAAGGAGAGGGATGGTATCACTAGAGAGCAGAGTATGGCAGTGTGGAAGCTGCTACTAACTGGAGTCAGTAATGTTAGTGTTGAAGCAGTACAACAGGATAATCCTCTACTAGCTTCATACAAGTACATCGAGACAGCACCTCCTGGCAAGTATGCGTTAGCAGCGAGCAACAAAGGGGAAGATTACGATAGGGTTGTTAAGTTTACAGCTGGACATGCTAAGGGCGGTAAGTACGCTAAACCAGGTCTAGTTGTGGTTAATCTACCACTAGACGTTAAGCCTCTGCTATATGCTAATAGGCCCGATCAATTGAAGGGTAAGCCAATTAGTGCCTCCACCGTACGTGCAGACTTAGCAGCTGGAAACTTCAACAAGTTCGTTACCAGTTATCCAGGTACCTCTCCAAGTCTACTCAAACGGGTGTACGATGTACTGAAGCCCTCCAAGGGTCGTATCAATGAAGGAGGTGCCGCTGGCCACCTTGTACATCCGTACGAAGACCTAGACTTAACCTTCCAGGACGTTGAAACAATGATCACACTAGTACTAAGTGGTGAGATCAAATCAGTGCAGGAGAAGTTGGATGGTCAGAATTTGATGGTATCGTATAGGAACGGTCGCATAGTGGCTGCTCGTAATAAGGGACAGCTTAAGAACTTTGGTGAGAACTCCCTATCGGTAAAGCAGGTGGAGGATATGTTCGCTGGCAGAGGACCAATTCAAGCTGCTTTTGCTGAGGCGATGAAGGATCTGGAGTCAGCAATCAATCGACTAACTACCTCACAACGTAGTATGTTCTTCCAGAATGGTAAGCGCTTCCTTAATCTAGAAGTGCTCTACCCAGCTACCGCTAACGTGGTTCCTTATGGTACTACTCAACTTCGATTACATAACATTCGTACCTACGACCAGGAAGGTAATGTTACTGACGAAGATCAACAAGCAGCTAAGCAGTTGGATGGTGCCCTAAGACAAGTACAAGCAGACAACCAGAAGACCTACCAGATTAAGGTAACCAACCCTCTCAGTATAACCAAGTCTGCAGACTACGATAAACAGAAGGATGAGCTGCTAGCAATGGTTAACTCAATCCGCGAGCAAAGTAAGCTGCAGAAGAATGACAAGGTTAAAATGTACTACGCCAAGTGGTGGACTAACTTCGTTTCTGAGCAAGCCAAGAAGCAAGGATACAAGATCCCAACTGCAGTGCGTAATCAACTAGTTGGTCGCTGGGGGTTTGATAGCAAGCAGGTTAACATACGGGACATTCGCAGTCAAGTGGACAATGAAGCCTTCCGATCTTGGATTGATCAGTTTGACAAGACTGGAGTCCAGGCTACTCGCAAGGAGGCTGCAAAGCCACTAGAGCATCTATTCCTAAAGCTGGGAGTGTACGCTCTACGTAACATTCAAGGCCTAGTAGCACTCAACCCCAACCAGAGTGTTAGCGATATGGGAACCAGCTTGAAGAATGCTATTGCCCAAATTAAAGCCTCTCAAGGAGCAGACGCTCCAGAGGCCCTTTCCTTTCTCAAGCGAGAATTATCTCGATTGAATGATATTGGCGGCTTTAGTGCTATTCTTCCTACTGAGGGTTTGGTGTTTAAGTATAACGATAAGCTTTTTAAGCTCACCGGAGCGTTCGCGCCAATGAATAAGATCATTGGTTACTTGAAGTTTCAGTAGTAGTAGACTATCTATGTTAGATGATCATCTACAAAGCTACTAACAAACTTAATGGGAAGGTGTATGTGGGCCAAACCTGCAAGACGTTAGCCCAACGCATTAAACAACACCACAAGTCCTCGCAGCACCCTCGCTCTGTATTCCATAAAGCCCTCGCTAAGTACGGTGTTTTGGGTTTTGATTGGACTGTGTTGCAGGAAGGTATTGACAGTAAGGAAGAACTTGATCAACTTGAGGTTGCTTACCAGAAGCAACACCGATGTGTGGAAGAGGGCTACAATATGGTTTACATGGGAAGTGGAGGCCTAAATCAGGAGGCTATGAGGGTGAATAGGCAGAAGAGGGGCAAGGTGTGGGAGGACATATACTCTGAGGTGGGACTTGATGTTATGCGCAAATCTGTCATACCCAATCTAATAGAGCAGGGAGCACAGTATCGTTTTAATGTGATACCGTCAGATACACAAAAACGCTATGCTAGTTTGGGAGGCAAGTCTCACTTAGGAAAAAAAGAGAGCGATCAAACTCGAAAGCACATAAGTGAGGGCCTTAAGGCTAGTGCTAAGTTTCAGCAGATGAAACAGGATCCTGCTTACCGTGCCCAAACCGCGGCAACCTCTAAGGCCAATTGGAGTAATCCCTCATCTACATACAACTCCGTAGATTACAGGAAGAAATTATCTCAAGCCAAGAGGGCACGATTTGAGAGAAATTGGATAGAGGTTCGTCCAACCCTTGAGCGATTGTTATCGTTAAATACACCTAAGGTAGAGCTTTGCAATCGACTAGGTGTGTCCTATCCAACAATGTTGAAGTATGTAAAACTACTACAACAACAGTGTGCAACACAAGCTTAACCATGAAACTGAAAAACCTACTTGAACAACGCGGTCCAATAGAGTCTCGCGGACCACTGGAAGAGAAGAAGGAAGCTCTTGCAACCTCTCCTCATACCAACATTACCATGCACTATGACCACGACTTCAAGCAAGTGGGAGAGAGTGGTCACCCAGAAGCTAGCTTCACTATTAGTATGTCATCTACCGGTGGTAAGGAGTTTTTCCGTGCTGCTT